ATGCGCTCGGGGTTGAGCTGGTCGTTGCCAGCGTGCTGGGCCAGCACATCAGCGATGTGCGCCCGCACCTCGGGCGGAACCGACGCCAGGAACAGGTCCGCTGCCCGGAGGCTGGGATCGTCGGGGTTCTCGGCGTCCACGGGGATTTTTGGAGGGCCGTCAGGATTTGGGGCCCCTGCAGATGCAGATACCAGCGGGGGGCCGCTGCCCGCACCCGGCCCCGGCGTGGTGGGCTCCGCATGCCCGGAGTCAAGTCGAACTGACTCAAACCCGAACACCTGTTCGCCCCTTTGGGTCTGACCGACTGATACCGATTCACCCGAGGTATGAGTCGGCGTGACTATTACCTCAGCGTCCACGTATGCGTCGTCGTGACTCATACCCAGCGCTGGCTGCTGGCCCCCTACCCGCTCCTCGAAGCGGGCTAGCGCACGAGACATCGCCGACTCCAGTGCGGTGCCCATTGAATCAGCAGTAGCTTGTTCTTTACGGGGCGCAGCGGCGAGGGCGGAGATCATCCCCAATATCTTTCTCGCCTCCCCAATGGCCTTGACGATCGAGGTGGGCGAGACGATGCGCTCGAAGTGCCGCTCGCCCGTCTTGGCATCAGTCTTGCCGACTTGAACTAGCACGCCGGCCTGCGCCGTGGCCAGCGCATCCAGTGCCAGCGCATACAGCCGCTGCGTCTCAGCGTTCACCTCGCCGCCGGCAGGTGCCGACGCCGTGGCCTCGAACGCCGGCAGAAAGTCAGGCAGGTGCTTGGAGCGGTGGTTCATCACCGAGTCCCGCTTGAGGCCGTAGTGCCGTGCGAGGGCGGAGACGTTGATCGCCTGCTGGGACAGCTGCCGGTCGATCTCGGACCTGCTGGGATGGGAGCACACTGCGCACGGTTTAGGCACGGGAATCTCCTGTGGACTTGGGCGAACGGATGTTCGCATTCGACCACGCTATCCCAGTAGCTATGCGGGGTCCCGCACTCCCGATCGAACAGCCGATCGAACACCAGGTGAACGGCAGGGAAACAAATCGCCTAGGGGCTTGAGTTCCGCTCCCGAGGTGGCGATACTCATCTCAGCGCAACACCGGCTCGCCGGCCCCGCGGCCTCACGGCAGACAAGGGGGTCCGATCCGGTTGCGCTACACATAGGCACTCCGTCGGCGTGCCGGGTATCCGATCTCAAGCGGTGCCCCTGGGTGGTTGCAGCACAACGCCACATCAAGGGGGACTACGGCCGGCGAGATCGGGCCTGGGCCACCAACCGCATCGGAGAGTGCAGTCCCGGCGGAGTGGGTCGGGCTGGTGGTGGGCCGAGATACGCAACCTAGGTGCACGGCTTAGTCCGGGGCAAGTTCACGACGGGGCCTAGCGGCCACCGACACAGGACCCCCCGAACGGCGCTGTGCATCTCACTCCTGAAGCGGCTCACCGCCTCGGGAGTGCAACAAACACCCGCACCCAGTTTTCGCAAAGCGACGGCCGGCCGACGCAGGCGCCCCACGCCAGACAATGTCGGACAACAGACGCCAGGTGGTCGAGATGGTGGGCGTTGAGATGTGCAGAACAACAGCGTTATGGCACTGCAGGTTCACCCGAGTTTTGGGGCTCTCAACCCGTTGCACTTCCGAGGTGGTGCGCTGCTCCGAGCGCACTGGATAGCGGCCCCACGGGGTCGTGACGGTAGGTGGCGGCCAATCCGCCCGGCAATACCGCACCCAGTGCGCTCAGAGCAACAATCACACCTGCTACAGGAGGACCTATGAACGTCGATCGCCGTGAGGCATGCCGGGCACTCGCCACCGCACTCTCCAAGAAGGAATGCGGCAAGGATCGGGACGCAACTATTGCGGCCAACTACCTTGTCGAACTGCTCCGAGCCGGCGGCATTCTGCCGTATGAGTCGGGCAACTTCACTGCCTAAATCCTCGAGCCCGCCCCGCCTAGGGGCGGGCTTTTGGGCGTATATCCCCCGCTCGATACCCTGAGCTTTCCATCAGGCGGGCAACATTGGACGGCGGGGGATGCCAACCGCAATATCCAACCACCATCAGGAGGAAATCCCATGTCACGTAAGCACTTCCAGCTTCTTGCCGATCACCTCGCACTCAGCCAGCCTGAGCGTGTCGACGGCGAGTCCGAGGATCACTTTTACGGCCGCATCGGCCAGTGGAACAACGATGTTGCCGTCATCGCCGATGCGTGCGCACTCGCCAACGAGCGTTTCGACCGCCGCCGCTTCATTGCGGCATGCGGTGCGGCCGGCGCTACGTTGGTGGGCCCGCACTCGAAGTACTAGGCGCACGGCGCCGCATCTCAACCCGCACCGCTTGGTGCGGGCTTGAGTGCGTACAACCCCTATCAGGAGGACATCATGCAGGCCATCACCTACCGGGTCGTGACGCAGGCGCCCGACGGCGCCACCGTGATCGGCACGGTCACCGTCGAAGCTCGGGACATCAACAGCGGGTTTCGTAAGGCCATCTCCAAGGCCCTCGCCACGATCGCCGGCACGGGCCGGGAACTGGTCGAGGTGACGTTCTGGGAGATCCCGGCACGTTACGTTCACCCCAACCGTTAGGCTCGCCCCGAACCCCAGCCGCTTGGCTGGGGCTTTCGGCGTGTGGGAGCATCGGTGCAACCCGCAGGGTATTGCACCCGTACGAACCGTGCCGATGCTCTCACGCAACCCAAAACGTCAATAAAACACTGCACGCAACCCAGGAGGACGAAATGACCACGTTCGTAATCGGATACGGCCTGCGCACCAACCTGGGCGTCGACCTCAACCAAACCGACCGGAACCTGTTCTTCGACAAGCTCACCGTGCTGATCGACTCTGTCGACGGCGAGGTGTACTTCGCCGGCACGGGCACCGGGATCTACGAGGGCCAGACCGAGCCGGCGGGCTCAATCACTTTCGCTGCCAGTGACGACGATTTTACGATCGACACACTGGAGCGGGGCCTCGCCGTGCTCGCCGTCGAGTTTGAGCAGGACTCGATAGCACTGACTCGTGGCGCCACGCAGTTTGTGGCGCAAGATGGCACCACGAGCAGCGCCGACTAGCCCTCGGCCCCCACCACCATCAGCCCGTGCCGCTTGGCACGGGCTTTTGGGGTTAACGCCTGCCACGCCTCACACGCCGTGAGAACAGGCCAGCCGGGCCGCAACCGTGGCCTCTGGAGGCCCGGCACCTCAAGCCAACTCAACATCAGGAGACGAACATGGATATTCAAGACGCCGGCCTCATTGTCGATCGTCGTGACGCCCGACCCATCACCGATCGGCGCCGTGCGCCGGCCGTGTCGTTGCCGACGGGCTTGGTTCTCGAACTGGTCGGCATTGCCGGCACGCTCGAAGCTCACGCCGACGGTATCGAGTCGCACTTCATCCTGACCGCTCGTAGCCTCCGCACCAGAGCGGCGGCGCTGCGTGCGATCGCCGAGTCAGCGAACATCTGATGCTGCTCATCGGCATCATCATCAGCGCCACAATGCTGTGGGCTGCCATCACCAACCAATAGGAGCGCAATGTCCCGCTACACCGTTTCCAAGAAGGGGCGCACGCACGGTGCATACCGGCGTCGCCTCGAAGCCCGTGGCCTCTCGAAGGCGCCCACGATGCACTCGTTGGCGTACTTCAAGAATCACGACCCGTTCGCCGACGACAAGCCGGCGGCGGCCGAATAACCCCTTAGCCCTCGCACTTCGGTGCGGGGGCTTTTGGGCGTGTAAGCTCAGTCATTCACCACAGCCCTAGGAGGGCAACATGCACGCAATACGTTCAGTCAATCCGCTCGATAAGGGGACTAGCTCCCGTGAGGCGTTCGCTGCGCTTGACGCAGCCAAAGCGGCGGGCCCGGCGCCCGTCGTGGTCGGCACGGCCGCCGAGGCGTTGTACGATCACGACCCGGTGAAGTACCCGCTGCCCAAGGTTGAGCCGGCCGGCCATCCGTCGCCCGAGTTTGCGTTCGTGCTGCGGGAGACGAACGGCACGGGCACCGAGCTGCACATCGACGTGGCGGACCCCGGGCGTGTCTCGTTGTGGTCGAGCGATCCGGTGCTCTGGCTCAACCCCAGTGAGGTCACCGAGCTGATCGTGGCCCTCACGGCCGCACGCAGCGCCGCTGGGGGTGACCCGGACCTGATCTAGGTCATGCGAGGGGTCCCGGTTGGCTCAATGCTGCTGAGCGTTTTCCTTTCCGCCGGCAGACAGCAGGTTCGACTCCTGCTCGGGACGCTGCGTGCAATCAGGCACGCCAACCAAAGCCCTAGGAGGGCACAATGGACAGCAAAGCAACCTGCCAGGATGGTCAACAGCGCACGGTGCACGGCGTGGCCGGCTCGCAATACGTGTACGCCAACGGCCGTCGGGTCTACGGGTACACCATCCACAACGGCATCGGCCTGGGGGCCCGCTTCATTGCGGCCTCGACGTCGAAGTACCGTGCCCTCGTGGGCGGTGCCGTGAGCGTCCCGGTCGAGCAGCAGCTCGCCTCGGCGTCCGTCTAGCAATACGAGAGAGCCCCGGCCGCTTGGCCGGGGCTCTTTTGCGTTACAACGCAACACGCAACTACGGCGGGAACGATGTGTAGATGCCGGCGGCCCGCAGTGAGATGTTGTCACGTACCGCCTGCTCACGGGGCGAGGCCTCCGACGTCCAGTCGGGAATGATGGCCCGTGCGGTGGCCGTGTGCGCAATGCGCTCAGGCTGCGGCCCGTTGTGCGGTGCGCCCGACGTGTGCACGTACCGCTTCTCGATTGTGAAGTACGTGCCGATGTCCTGCGGCGTGCCGGCCGGCGCCTCGTTGGGCCCGTAGCCTTTGTGTGCCGGCTCTTGGGCCAGCAGCTCGATCGCCTGCACGGCGGAGGCGTAGTCCCAATGCCAGCCGGCCTCGGAGTGCTCCCAGACGATGTCAAGCTCGTCCTCGAACAGGTCACAGGCGTTCTGGTCGACAGGTGTCCACCGCTCGATGGCGTACACGGTGTGGAGATCCCGCCGTGCCAACTCCTGACGCATCGCATCGTACGAGGCGTGCGTGACGTCGAGGCGAGCGGCGTGCAGCTCATCACGGCGGGCCTGCGCCTCGGATCGCAGCCGGTCAGCTCGTGCGAACGGGCCCTCGAACTCAGGCGTGTACTGCGGCACCTCGGTGCCCTCATGTCGGGTGTTGCCCCGGATACCTATGCGTCGCATGTCAGTCCTCCAAGCGGGAGACGTTGTGGTTGTACTGGTCATTACGGTCGGGCGCCGCATGGGCGCCGGCCACTGCACGCATCTCTGCGTTCTTGTCTCGGGCGGTCATGCACCCGCATCGGCCGTTGGCGTCCTCACGTAGGCAGCCGAGCCCGGTACCCTTGTGCGGTGCGTGGCCGCAGTCCTCGCAGGCCCAGCCCATCATGCGCCACTTGGCTGAAGACCGAGTTTGTTGTCGGTCACGGCCGCCGGCTCGAGCCAGTCGATGTTGCGGCACGGCACGACCTTGGTGCGGGGCACCGTGGTGTCGACCTCGACCAGCGTGCACATGCCGTTGACGCACCGCTCTCGGGCGATGATGGAGTATCGGTGCTTGTTGTAGGTGACGATCACGCCCCCACCTCCGATGCGTCGAGTGCGTCCTCAATCGGGACGCACCGCTGGATGAGAACGTACGTTCGACTGTCGAACAGGTCAACGACGTCGATGATCTCTTCACCGTCTTCGAGGATCAGGTCGTCGGTCTGGCCGGTCGGGGTGAGCTTCAAGCTCTCCTGCCGGTAGGTGCAATGTCTGGGCATCTCAACCTCCGTAGTGGCAACCACAGTCGCATGGACCGTAACTGCAGACGTCGCCGTGCATGCACACGGCGGATCGGGTGCGGCGGCGCCGCCTCCATTCGAGCTTCATTTTCACTTCTCCTGTGAATAAGGCCGATTCAGTGAATCAGTGCCGTCCCTTGAAGACGCCCAGTGACCGACCTGTGTAGCGCTTACAGAGGCTGTTGAGCGAAACGAACTTGGGGTCATAGTCGCCCCGCCTCACATCGTAGGCGATGATGATTCCCCGCCAATGGTCGTTCCCTTGCGCACCCAGGTAGTCTTCGTCGTGAATGTAAAAGGAACCGGCCACGAGCCCGAGATGTGCACCTCCGCCCACAATCTCCCGACGGCCGAACCAAAGCCCTTGTTGGTGCCCCATCGTAAACGAGCGACCAATCGTTTTGATGCGTGCGTCCATACTTTGACCACTGAGGGCCCTCCCGGTCATGCGGTTGGCGAAGTAGTGGGCGTACATGACGCCGTCGAGCGTGACGGGTTTGAGGAACGGGTGCACCGTGTAGCGGTCGTCGTGCATCACGGCGAGGTCATCGAGTGTCACGAGCCCGTCGAGCTGGGCGTCCTGCTGGCCCGCTCGAACGATGCGCTCCTCGTGGTTGCCGAGCGTGGCATGCGCCTCAGGGAACCAGAGCTTGGTGCGCTCGGCCGGCGCTAGGCGCACTGATGTGGCGCCCTCGGTGACGGCATCGTGGAATACCTCCCAGGCGATGTTGCCGTACTTCACGTCGGTCGTGTAGCGCCGGCCCTCCATCAGCGATCCGCCCTTGCGGTCGTAGGAGCTGAGCGACGGCATGTCGTACCAGTCCATGAGCTGCACGAGCTTGACGTTGGGCCGGCCGGCGAACTTCTCCCCGATATATAGCCCGGCCCAGCGGAGGTGGTCGGTTGGCGCCCCGTACTTGTTCTGCGTGTCGGGGATGATGACGTGGATGGTGTCGTTTTGGAGGTGACGGGGTGCCGGCATGGTGCCGACCAGCTTACGGCTCGAACGTGTGTTCGTCATGGCCTGGTCAGCTCCCCGTTCTTGATGACCTTGCGTACCCACTGGCCCATGCCGTGGACGTGGATGCGGAACTCCCGGGGCATCGCCTTGATGCGTACCCGCTTCTCGAAGCGGTTGCGCACCGGGTGCTCGCCCCAGAGGTTGTGTTCGAGGGCGTAGCGCCGGCTGATGGACTCGGCGGTGTGCTGCTTCGAGCGGCGCCGGCTCATGGCGTCACGTCCCAGTCGCCTACCCATGTCTCCAGCGGGTGCCGCTGACCGGCCTTGAGCAGCGCTGCCTCGCCCTCGGGGGTGTTCGGCCACTCGACGCCGTGGTCCTCGGCGTAGCGCCTCAGGCGGGCCTCGTGGGCGACGTCAGCGGCTCGTGCGGCCAGCCGCTTCGCCTCCTCCTCGACCGTCTCGGCCGTGCGGGGCGCCGGCTTCACCTCGAGGTACGAGGGGCCCGTGGTGGACAGATTGCGCAGGTACTCCCGCCGGGCGGCCGACTGGCCCTTGAACCACTCCAGCAGGTCGTCGTAGGCGGCCTCCAGCTCGCCCTCTGTGGCTCCCTGGACCTCGTTGAGCCGGCGGCGCAGCGTCGCTGCCTCGTCGGCCGTACGGGCACGCTCAAACGCCTGCACGGCCTGATTGGCATCCACGGTGCGCATCAGGTACTCGGAGGGCACCTCGCCGGCCCGCTCGGCCGCTTCGAGCATCATGTCTTGCAGGTGAGTGCGGGGCACGGGCGCCGAGCCCAACGGCTTACCGAGCGGGGGCACGTATTCGTCCACCTCGTTGAAGGCGTCGAGGGTGCGGGCCGCCTGTTCGAGCGACTCAGCGATGCCGGCGGTCACATCGAGCACCGGCTGTGGCACCTCGGGCGGCTGCCAAGCGTCGTCCTGCGTGCGGTTCGAGCGGATGGCCTGCCAGGTGATGCGGTGCGTCGCTTCGTGCACTCGGGCCAGCACCCGCTCGTGCAGCAGCTTGGTCAAGCCGTCGTTGATGACCTCGAAGTCGAGGCCGTCGAGCACCTGCTCGGAGCTGTGCCCGTTCGCTGCGCCGATGCCGGGCCGGGTGATGCGGATCGTGATCCCGCCGTGGTCGTGAATCCAGTCACGCTCGTTCGGGAACCGCAGGTCGGTGAAGACGTAGTCGTCGGCCGGCGAAACGCTGCGCTCGGCGTTGTTGATCCAACAGAGCTGCCCGTGCACGTCACGGCCGCCCTCGGTGCCATACGTCTGCTGCAGCCTGCGCACCTCGGGCACGATGCGCTTGGCGCTGTCCCACCCAAACTCGTTGATTAGCTCGGAGAGCTTCCACCACGTCTCGCCGGGGTTGCCCCGCTCGAAGAACGTGCGGCGTGCGTCCTCGTGGCCGTGCTTGGCCTGCAGCAGGTCGATGTACTCCCGGCGGGTGACGGGCACCCACGGGTCGACACCGAGCAGCCCGATGCGCAGCGGATCGGCGAACGCACGGCGCTCGTAGCCCTGGTTGAGCAGCGCCTGCGCTGCAGTGTCCTTGCCGCTGCCGGCGAAGCCGGTGATACCAACCAACATCACTTACCTCCAAGGTCCACGAAGGCCTCAAGCCATTCGTACTCGTCGTCGTCGTAGTTGCCCTCCCAGTGCCAGCGGTGCTCGGGCCCGCCAAGCTCCAGGTCAGTGAGGACATAGTCGTCGGCGGTCTTGATGACCGTCGGGAACGGATAGGGCAGCCCGAAGCGCATGGCGATCATCGCCTCGACGTGGGCCTCGACCTCGGCGAACGCCGTGCCAAGCTTCGGGTTGTGCTTCAGCGGGCGGATCATGTCGCCGATGTACGTTTCCGACGCATCGTGCAACAGTCCCGTGAGGCGCACCACGTACGGATAGCCACGGTCGCCGAGGTACTCTGCCACCCACAGGCTATGGCGTGCGACCGAAAGGTGGCCGTACGTGTGGCCGTTGTAGCGGCACTGCCGTGCGAGGGCGTGCGCAATGTCGATGGGATCGACGGCGGCGGCGGTCATCACGAAGGGGTCGATGCGCTTCTGCGTCCACGTCCGCATGGCGTTGGGGTTGCTGATGAACAGGCCCTCACTATCGAGGCCGGCGTCGGCGTCAGTTTCCATTGCTATACACCCTTCTTTCGGCGGTGCGTATGGCGTGGCAGTTTGCGCACACCACGTCACACTTCAGGATCTCTGCTGCAACCTTCTCTTTGTTGTACCGGAAGCTGAGACTCAGTTGAAACAGCTTCTCACCACGCTCCGGTACATGATCGAACTGTAGTGCCACGGGATTCTCGTTGTACCCACAGTCGACGCAGCCACGCTCGGACTTATAAGCACGCAGCATAGCAATGTGCTTCGCCCGTTTCGTACGCTCGTACCGAGCACGCTGCTCCTTAGTGTGTACGTTCGTCATGTCTCGTTCGCCATACTCCGATCCAACCGACGACGCAGAAGACCAGCGTCAGCGGCATTACCGGCCAGGCGTGCACGAGCACCTCGAAGGTGAGTGTCGGCACGCCACCGAGTGCGTTCGCCCAGTGGAACGGGCGAGGCTTGATCTTGCCGAAGGCCAGCAGGCCGTACGTGCCGAGCACGAAGGCGTCGCTGATGTAGACGAGCAGCGAGAGGATCACAGCGGGCCGCACTTGTCGCAGTGGCAGTCCCGTGTGTGCGCACCCGGCGTAGCGTCGGGGAGCTGGTGGATGGCTTCGAGCGTGTCGACCACGGCCTTGGCCCGCAGGTCATCGAGGGCGTACTGCGTCTCGCTCGTGTCCTCTTTCGGCCCGAGGCTGATCGTCAGCGTGAGCGTGCGAGTCGACATGGGGTTGACGTAGAGCGCCACGCTGCGGCCGTTCGAGGCCGTGTAGCGGTGGATGCACACGGGGACGCCCAGCAGCTCCTTGTGCTCGTGCTCGGACGTGGTCGGCGTGTGCATGTACATGACCATCGCCGAGCGGGCAAGGTAGTCGCCGACGATGTCCACGATTGCGTCAATGTCTTCTTGGCTGAGGCTCATCGAGTACTCCTGCTTCGCCGGCACTGCCGGGGACGTAATGGACAACTGCATCGTGCAAGGTGGGCGGGTAGTCGAGGTAGTCGGCCGCACGGCGGAACCAGTCGGCGTCGTCGTGGCGGAAGCCTAGCTCGTGATTACAGGGAACGCAGAGCAGCCCTCTCCACAGGCCCGTCTCGTGGTTGTGGTCGACAGCGTACGGCCGGCCACGGGTGAACAAGCGGCAGCACAGCACGCATTTCCCGCCCTGGCGCACGAGCTGCTCGGCCACCATCTCGGGCGTGAGGCCGTACTGCACCTTGAGCTGGTAGGGGCTGGTCACGCATCACCGCCCATGTCGTGCCACTCTTCGTAGCGGTGATCGTAGCGCTGCTCGAATCCCCAGTCGTACACGTCGGCCTGGCGGAGGTGCACCCGCTCTTCGGGTGAGCCCTCGGGGTACCAGGCGACGACGTGGTCGACCGGCGTGAGCTTGCCGATGCGGCGCTTCTCGCCGATCATGAACTGGCCGTAGCTCAGCATCTTCGCCGTGAGCGGGCCGGCGTCGTCGGTAGCGAGCTGATCCCAGTTGGGGTTGGCGTCGAACGACAGGAACTCGTCGGGGTTGATGACGAACATCGAACTGGTCGTCGGCTGGATGCGCTCCCACAACTTGTTCGGGCGGTTCAGTGTCTCCTGCATCGAGCGGATGAGCTTCGGCTGCTGCAGGCGCAAGAAGTTCTGCACGTCGTTCGAGCCCTTGAGGAGGCCAGCGAGCCCGGTGAACCTGGTGAGCTTGCCGTTCTGCCGGCTGCCGCCGAACATCTGGTGGTTCATGTCCCGCTTGATGCCGGCCTCGGCCCGGTACATCTGTAGGTCGAGGTGGTCGGAGAACGTGAGGTGCTGGCCCTCTCCCGTGATGCGGCGCTGTTCGAGATCCTGCCAGCGGTCCCAGCGTTCGGTTGCCTCGGCCCACCAGCGCACACGCATCTGGAAGGCGTCCCACGCACGGTCGTGGTCGCTCTTACGCTTCCGCTCGATCCAAGCGAGGACGTCGTGCTTGAGGTCCCACAGGTCAATGCGCAGGTGCTTGTCGTCAAAGTCGTCGGTGTCGACGTAGACGTACTTACGCAGCAGCTTCATCTTCACTCCAGCGCTTGGCATCCCAGTGCATCGGGAACTTGAACGGGTTGATGTCGGCGGCGATCGCTTCGAGCAGGTCGTGTAGCTCCTGTTCGATGCCATCGGGGCCGTCGAAGACTAACTCATCGTGCACCTGCAACACAAGCATTTCCCCGTATCCGTTACGCCAAATCTCCAGCATCACGTCCTTCATGAACTCGCCGATGCCGCCCTGCACGAGGGCGTTCAGTGCCGTGTAGAACGCCACGCCGTACGTGAAGTGCCGGTAGCGGCCCGGTACGTGCAACGGGAGCTTGCCTCTCAGCTCGGCCTGCACAGCTAGCCACTCGCTCATCTGGTGCTGGCGTGGGAACAGCTTGCGGTGCCCGTTGAGGCAGCGCACGGCGATGTCGTGCACCTGCGACGGCGGGAAGCCACCCTTCGCTGCGTAAATCTTCAGCGGTTCGAGGCCGGCCTCGTAGGCCATGCTGTAGTTCACGTTCTTGGCGACCGTGTACTCGGGGCGTTCCTTGTCAGCGTCGCCGCCGAAGACCTCCAGCATCATCTCCAGGTGCATGTTGCGCTCCTGCAGGAGGATGTCGGTGAGGTTCTTGTCCCCCGTGATGCTGGCCATCACCCACAGCTCCGCAGACTTCAGGTCGAAGCCGTAGCGGGTGATGCCGGCCGGTGTCGAGTAGAACGCACGACGGATGTCGGGCAGCTTGTTGTCCTTCGGCAGCGTCATGACGTTAGGGCCAGAGGCAGCCAGTCGACCAGTCACCGTCCGATCCGAGGAGAACTTGCCGTGTATGCGGCCGTCGGTGGAGTGCTCGGCGAACCATGCGAACGGCTCGGCGTATGCGGTGCGGGCCTTCACCAGCCCGCCGTACTCCATCACCTTGGCCACCTCGGGGTGCCCCTGGAGCTGTTCGAGTGCTTCCTTGGCGACGCTGCGTTCGCCCTTCGGTGTGCGCATCAGACATGGCAGTCCCAACTTGTCGTAGACCACGATGCGCTTAGACGCATCGGTCATCCCTTTGACGCCGTACTCCCGCTTGAAGTACGTCTCCAGCTCTTCGGCACGGCGAGCGTAGCCCTCGCCAGCAGCGTGCAGTTGCTCGACGTCGACCGAGATCCCCTTGTGGGTCATGTGGTACAGCACGGGCTGCAGCTCCATCTCCCGCTGCAGCGGTGCCGGCGGGGCCAGCAGCAGCCGGCGTGACATCTTGGCGAGCGCCACCTCGTAGGTGAGCGTGGCGTCCCGGCCGGCGTAGGGTGTCATCACGGCCGGCGGGATCGAGCCGAAGTCGATCGAGGTGCGCATGCGCCGGGCCATCGCTCGTGCGTCGGGCACTGGGACCTCGGGGTATGCCTCTCGCACTGCCCGGTAGGCGTGCGTCTGGTTCTCCCACGGCGAGGTGCGGTACTCGCCCAGCTCCCGCTTCTCTTTCGAGGCGTCCTCGTTGAGGTACATGTCGCCCATGTCCTTGAGGCCCTTCCACTGGTTCTCGTCTTCGAGCCACTGGATCACTTGGGTGTCGAGGATGCGCTTAGGGAAGCCCCAGTGCGGGTCGAGCTGGTTGATGAACGGCACATCGAACGTGCAGTGGTGCAGCAGGTGCAGAGCCGGCGAGGCCTTCATCGCCGTGAGCACGGCCTGCACGCCGATCGGGTCGGCGTTGCCGTACTTGTGGCCAACTGGGATGTACACGCCCTGCAGCTTGCGTGCACGGCCCGACGTGGAGACGTGCAGCGATACGCCCGTGATGTAGGCGCCGGCATACGGGAGAAACTCGGCCTTGTCCTTCCACCGGGCCTTCGTCTCGCCCGAGGCGCCCGTCTCGGTGTCGTACGCCACGATGCCCTTGGAGTCGAGCATTGCGATCCGACCGGCGAGTGCCAGCAGCTCTCGCCGGTCGGTCAACATCAGCTCGTGGTGTGTACGGTTCACGGGGTTCCTCGGGGATTTTTTTAGCCCGGCGCAGATTTTTTCCAAAAGGGTTTTCCCTTTTGGGCATCACTGCCAGGTGAGGCCGATCCAGCGGTACCGCCAGTCGGTGAACGCTGAGTGCGTGCGACCGCACACCTCGTGCTGCGGGCACGACGCTGCGGGCACCTGCACCTGCCACTTCCATCCGATGCGCAGTTGCCTGCGACCGAAGGCGAAGTACGGCCGCCGCTTCACGGCTTCGCCACCCGACTGCGCAGCTCCAACACGAGGTGACCACCGGCCTTGAACAGCAGGCCGTTGGCGACGATCGCCGCCCACCCGTGGAACGGGCCGCCGAAGTACAACGCCTCGGCGAAGCCAACCCACACGCCCAGGCACATGTGACAGGTCACGAGCTGCGCCAGCTTGATCGACCACGCTGCCTTGGTGACGTGCGCCTGCTCGATCTGCTGTTGCGTCACGCCCTCGGGGATCTTGCCAGACGGCGGGAGCTTGGTCCCGTCAGCGAGGGTGATGTGCGCACCGAGGCGCAGCACAAACTGCCGCCACGGGTCGAACAGCGTCGACTCCACGAGGATGGTCACGACCAGCCAGTTGACGATGGCGATGTAGAACACTTCAATGGGTTGCATGTCACTTCTCCACCAGGACGATGTCCTGCATCGAGGCCGGCGAGTACCGGCATACGGAACGGGCTATCTGATCGATCTGCTCGATCGGCATGGGGTCCGTCGTCATGGTCAGCTTGTTGATGCCGGCGAGCGCTTTGAGGATGACCTCGTAGCTGGCGCCGTGGCGGCGCATCACTCCGCCGATGGCCGTGAGCGTGTCGTTGCCCCGGCCCTCGGGCATCTCATCCCACGCCTCTTCGGAGTGGTCCTTACGCAGGAACGCAGTGGCCGGCAGCCAGTCGAGGTTGAACGGCGCCGTCGTCTGGTCGGGCGAGATCGTCTCGTAGCCGTCGGCCCACAGCACGATCTGTCGTCCGCTGCCGGCGAGCACATCGAGGTTCACGCCCTTGATGGGGCGGATGAGTGAGGCGTCGGGCGAGTCGGCGGTGCGGTGGTAGATGAAGTGCATGCCGTGCGGCGTGCTGCGGGTCCACGTTGCGTCGGGGCCACGGTCCAGCCAGTAGTTGGCGGCGTGCTCGTCGTCGCAGTCGATCACGACGTACGGGTCGCAGCGCATACCAATCCAGCCGCCGGCATCGAGGATGCGGCGCACGGCGGGAGCGCCGAGGCCTTGGAAGCCTGGCGACTGCCAGCCGTACGAGGCAGGTGCCTTCGGCTTGTCGGAGCCGGGCCCGCCGAGCTTCAAGTAGATGTTTCCCACGAGTCCTCCGATCGTGTTGGTGAAGGGGCCGGCGGTACACCGTCACGCATTGACCGGGGGTATCCCCCGCCGGCCCCCTCGAACGTGCAACTACGCCAGCTCGACGTCGCCGGCATCCGATGAATCGGCCAGCTCGATCTTGTCGACGTTGTTGAAGTTGCTGTTGTCCTTCTGCACCGTGACCGTCAGGTACACGAGGGTACCGATCAGGTCGTCGGGGTCGAAGGGTTGGTTGAGATCCGCCCCGAGGTCTTCGAGGTAGCCACGGGCACGGCCCGCCTGCTCCCCAGTGAGGACCGGGTGGAGGAAGATGGTGCCGCTCGCCGGCTCACCCTCGCTGTTCTCCAGCACCTTGAAGGTGATGCCCAGCTTGGGCGCACCGGGGTTCTTGGCGTTGGCGCTAGTGACGCCACGCTTGACAGCCGTGATCTCGGTGAGGTAGCGACCGGCCGGCACTGCACCGCCACGAACGGCAGTGACGCCGCTCAGGTCGATGAAGTTGTCGGCGCCGGCCTCGGCCTCGGCGAGGAGGGCGTCTTGCTCTGACTTGCCTGAAGGCTTACGTGTTCTTGCTGCCACGGGAGACTCCCTTGTTCGTGGTCTTCGTTGCCTTGACCTCCGCCGGTACCGGCTCGGGCGTTGGGGTTATCGACTCCTCGATCAGCTCGTTGATGCGGTCGAACGTAGGCGATACGACGCCCGGTGTCAACGCTGCGAACCGAGTTTTGTTCTTACGACGAGGGTCTTGCACCCTAGTCCATAGCACCCGCCGCTCTATCTTGCGGCGCTTACCCGCAGGCTCCGACTTGTCGTCGGGGTCCACGATCTCGTCGGCGACAAGCTCGCCGTAGATGTTGGCCCACTGCAGCACGATGCGCTCGACGGCTGGCTGCAGGTCGAACGTGCGGCGGGTCTGCCCCTTCTCGGGGTCGGGCTCCCGCACGTTAGAGGTGAGCACGACGTGCACACCCGTGAGCTGGCTGAGCTGTGTGAGCTTCAGTAGGAAGTTCTCCAGGGCGTACGCCACCCGCCCGTAGTCTGGCTGCGTCGCCTGCACCAGCTCGGTGTCGGCTTGGCCAGCGGCACGCCCCTGCGCCGGCTGACGCATCGCCTCGTGGCGGATGAGCGTGGACAGCGAGGTGATCGAGTCGATGACGACGGTGCCGTAGTCACGCTTGTCGACCTGCGTCTTCAGCCAGAAGTACAGGGCGTTCAGGTCACGCCAGTCGGTCGGCGTCCACTCTTCACCCTCCTCTTCGAGCGCTTCGAGGGCGCCACCTTCGAGCCCATTGTCGACGCTCACGACGAGCGGCTTCGGGAACGAGAGAGCGAGCGTCGTCTTGCCGGCGCCGGGCTCACCGTACACGGCGAGGCGGATGGGCGGGACTTCGACCTTGATGGGCTGGGGCAAATGCCCGAGCTTCGGTACCTCAGCTTGCTGTGCCACAGGAATCTCCTCGTAGGCTGGGTTAGGTTGAGCGCAGGTGGAGCGGGAGCCACGTTGACGGGGTTGCTCTCGCTGCGCCTCGGACAGTGTACATGCGCCGACGCTGCGTGCCAACCATGTCGAGCGTGCCGTCCTGCACGAGCGCATCGAGCACTCGGCGCAGCGGGCTCGGGTGGCACTCCAGCAGCTCTGCGAGCGCATCGGTGGACGGCAGCGCCTCGCCGTCCACGAGCGTGTCCTGAATCAGTGTGACGACACGACGGGCCAGCGTCGTGTGGTGCCGGGACCAGCGGTCGCCCTCGATCGGCACGGGCATGACCTGGCGCTCGCCGTCCCGCCCCTTTACCATGTGCATCGGGTCACGCCCGAGCAGGCCGCCCCGGCGGTGGATGCTCACTCGCTGCTGCGGAGTCATGTATGCCCAGAACCCGAAGCGCATCGCCTCGTCGGCGCCGCCCTCCGTCTCCATCACGTAGGCGCCGCACTCTTTGCGCACGGGGCACACGGCGCAGATGTCCTGCGCTCGCTCGATCGCCGGCTCTCGGATCGTGGCGTGCGTGTCCTCGACCTGGTCGAAGAACAGCTTGGCGTCGCTGGCCTTGCACTGGGCGTCGGCCATCCACGGCAGCTTGCGCACCACGAACGAGGCCGCCGGCCTGTCGGCGGGGAGATCGCTTAAGTCGAACTGACTCATACCGGCTCATCCCCTTCATCGAAATAGCCACCGACCAGCTCGATGTCCTGGTTCACTCCGGTGAGGCGGGCCCAGCAGCGGTCCTTAAAGCCGCACCACGAGCACTGCCGGCCGACGTGGGGGATGGTGTCGTCCAGGGTCTTGAGCACGCCACGCCGCTTGATGGTGGCCCCGAGCACGACGTGCGACATGTCGATCTGCTGCTGTGTGTGGTCGATCCACTGCCGCTCGAACGAGTCGGCTGCGTCACGCTCGACGCCGGGGTGCAGTGCGACCTGCTCTCGTGCCCACTCGGTCTGGCGTGCCTTGGACAGCAGCTCGAAGCCGTTGTTAGGTCGGCGTGCCAGCTCGGCCTCGATGAGGAACTTCTGCGTTGGCACCTTCGGCACGAAGCGGTGCGTGTATATGCCGTCGTACAGGATGCCAGTGAGCTTGCGCTTGTACTTCGTCTGGATGAGGTAGTCGTATATCACCGACTGCAGCTCGGCCTGCACGGTGTCGAGCCGGCCACGCTGGCCGTAACTCTTGCGCTCGATGAGCCAGAGCTGGTCCAGCTCGGGGATCTCGATCAGCCCGTCGTGCCGGCCTACGATGCGGACCTTACGGGCGCCGACCTTGATCGTGCCGGTAAGCCACTCCTCGGTCGAGATGACGTTCCAAGACGAAGGAGGCTGCGAGCCGTACACCAGCTCGTAGCGAGCCAGCAACCAGCGCACGTCCTCCACGAGCTGCGGATCGAAGTCCGAGAGATGCAGCGTGCGCACCTCGCCCGGCTTGCCACCCGTATTTATGTCGTCGGTCCATACCTCTGGAAGCGTAGCGCCGAGCCCGAGGGTCCAGCGATCCAGTCCGAGGTGGAGCAGCGTGCCCTTGTGGAGCGGGAGCTTGTCGCCCGGCTCGACGGCGCCGAGCAGGTAGGCGTAGCCCCACTGCGTCTCGCAGTTTGCCAGCGTCGAAAACTCCGACCAGTTGATGACTTCAATGCGCTTGGTCACGTTGTGCCTGCCTTCTACGTGGGCGGGATTCGCTAGCGCAGCGACTGCACATGCGAGCACCGTCCGATGGTCTGATGTAGTTGTACGGGTGCCCTGCTGGGCACGTCGTCTTGTTGCGGTTGGCGTTGGGGTCATGGTTGCGATGACAGCGTACGCACATCGGCACGTACTCAGTAAGGTTCCCGCTATACCAGCCCTCGCCGATGTGTGCCCAGTGCATTGCCTGCTTGCCACACTTGATGCAGAGATAGTTACTCGCTGGTCCCTGTCGGTAGCGCAGCCGGTTGTGAACCGACTTATACCCAGCCTTCGACAAGCTCGATGTCTCCTGCGGTTTCATCGACATGGCCGTACACCACCTTCCCGACGTCTTTGCCACGCAGGAACGCCACGAGCGATTGCTTGCGGCGGTTGGCGGCGACGACGGCCTGCTCCAGGCTGTCCTTGTAGAAGTAGATGCGCACCTCGACTCGCAGCTTCTGGCCGCTACGCTTCAACCGGCCGATGCACTGGTCGTTGATGCCTGGCACCCAGTCGAGGTCCATGAAGGCCATCTTGTGGGTGCGGTACTGCAGGCCGTCGAGGCCTTCGCCCATCGCAGCGATCGTGCCGACGATGATGTCGAGCCGGCCCTTGTTGTACTCGGTGAGCGTGAGGCTGCGTGCGAGCCCGGACTCCTCGCCCGTGTACTTGGCAACACGCAGGCCAGCATCAGCGAGCAGCTTGGCCATGACCTCGGCGGTGCGACGGAAGGCGGTGAACACGATGACGGGCTTGCCGTCGTTATCGAACCAGCGGTAGATGTCCTCGGCGGCGAAGATGGCCTTGGCTCCGGGCCCGAGGTCCTCGTCCAGCGAGGACCAGTCGGACGAGAGCTGCCGCAGCCTGGTCTGCACGCTGATGGCGTTCTTGGTGAGGATGACGCCGTTGGGCACGACGCCCCAGCCCTTCTCCACGAGGTGGTCGTACAGCTTGCGCTCATCCGGTGCCATCTCGACGGGGTAGGTGGTGAAGTGCGGCTCCTCCACCCACACCTCGCCAGGGAACAGCTCACTGATCTCTCGCTGGATGATGACGCCCGAGAGCTGCGCACGTACGATGTTCTCGTGCCCTTCGAGGTAGCCGCCGACCACCTTGGTCTGCTCCCACGGGCGCTCCCGGTTGAAGGTGGCGAACGAGATGACGAAGTGTTCCTCGACCCACTGCCAGTACGAGCGGAAGTCTTTGGGGTGCAGCATGTGGAGGTACTGCCACATCTCCTCGGGTGCGTTCATCACGGGCGTGCCGGTGACGATGAGGCAGCGCTGCGCCTTGGCGAGCTGGTTCGCCATCTTCGCCACTTGCGTCGTGCGTCCCTTGAGGGCGTGGCCCTCATCGAAGACGACGGTGTCGAACTTCTGCATCCGCAGGTCGATCTCGTCTATGCGGGCAGAGGCGTACGTGGTGACGTACAGAGACGGGCCCTCGACGTTAGAGTGCAACACGCCGAGCCGCTTCGGGCCCATGCCCCGGCGCCGTGCGAGGCGAGGAGCCCACACCTCTGCCTCGGCGAGCCAGTGGTCGACGTGTACGGATTTCGGGACAATCACGAGCACACGGTGGATGTCGGGATTGTCGGACAGCCAAGTCAGCGTGGTGGCCGTCTTGCGGCCGCCCATGTCGTCGGCGTAGATGGCACGCCCATTGGTTGCGGTGAAGAACCGCAGGACGTCGTGTTGAAAACTATCCAAAGCTCGCATGCAGGGGACGGTAGTTGCCCCTCACGCAGAAGTCAAGGATCAGAGGATCTTGACGATGAGCACGATCACGAGGATGAGAACGAGGAGGCCGACGGAGATGTACATCAGGCGGCCGGCTTGTTCGAGACGGTCCAGGTGATGCCGGCGGCGGCGAGCACGATCAGCACCTCGGCGGCCCAGGCCTTGATGTCGGCCGGGACGCCCTCGGTGGTGGCGAGGGTGCTGGCCACGAGGGCAGCGGAGACGAGGGCCTTGCGGACCTCGGCGATCTTGGTGGCGATGGCAGCGATGGTGGTCATGAGTCCAGCCTATCGCTTCGCCCGCAGCGGGTACACCGTGCAGTCGTACTGCGGGAACCGCTTGTCCAGCTCGGCCTGCAGCGCCAGCGTCTGCTCGACGGTGGGCTGTGTCGGGGCCTTGCCCGAGAGGTCGAGCACGAAGCCCTGGATGTTCTCGTCGGTCTTGTTGATGGCCTGGCAGAGAGCGACGGCACCCTCGTGGCGCTGCGTGGACGCCAGCTCGTTGTTGACGTGGATGAAGGCGTAGCCCATCAGCATGGGCACGACGATCGAGAGGGCGAACACGAGCGCCACGAGCGCTGACTTCGTACGGTCGAATGAGCGGAGCGCCGGCCGGTGCCCATCCGCCGGCAGGTCGGGAAGCATCATTTCACCAGGTTAACGAACAGGAGGATCGACGTGGTGGTCAGCGAGGCGACGAGGCCCATCGCCCACCACATGAGCCGGTTCTGGCCGGCGAGGATGCGGTCGACCTTGTTGTCGGACTCGTCCATGTCGCTCTCAAGGAGCTGGATGCGCACCGTATCGGTGAAGGTCGCTCGTGCCTGGGAGCGTGCGATAGCGGTAGCCATGCGCCTGAGTCTACTTGTGCCGTTCCCACCCCGTCCTCCTTCTCGGCGGCCGGGGTCTTGGGCAGCTCACTCACCGTATCAGAACGGCTTCTTCCGCCTAGCGGCCTTGCGTGTGAAGTGCGTAGCGATCCGGCGGCCCTTGGCGTTGCCGGCGTGGGCCTTCTTCGGCTTCAGACTGGGGCCGGCGGCGAGCTTCTTCGCCTTGCGCTTGGCCTCGGCGGCGGCCTTCTTCGTGGCCTTCTGCTCGATCTGCTGGGTGGGGGTGGGGTGGAGCTGGGCCTGGACGTCGGCCACGGCCGTCGGCTGGGGTACGCCGACGTACTTCGCAATGGCCGTCTGGAGCCCCGGATTCTGGTTGTAGGCGTTGTCTGTGCCCAGAGCGCCCTGCGCTGCCAGAACGGGCGGCGCCCCCTCAGCGAGCTGTAGGGCGCCTCTCAGGGGGTCGTAGTTGGCTTGCCGCTTGCCGGTGGGCCCGGGGCCCTGGACCGAGGTGCCCTTGGTGGGGGCGTTGTAGGCCGTGCGCATCAGCAGGGACACGAAGGGGCTCAGGCTGGTGGCCAGGTTCAGGGGCTCGACGGCGTGGACGGCGTTGATGAACGGGTCGAGGATCGTCATCTGGTGGAAGCCGAAGATGTTGAAGGTCGAGTCGAGCGACTGGGGGACGGGCCCGTTGAGGAGGTCCTCCATGTACTCCTGATGGATCTTGCCAGCCTGCATCAACGCCACGGCAGCGCCAGGGTGGTCGGCCGGCATCCGCATCAGCAGCTTCACGAGCCCTTTGTAGTACGGATAGAACGGCATGACGGCCCGGGTGACGGCCCGCTCGAATGGGGACAGGGAGCCGTAGTCGCCGAGCGCTTCGAGCGACGCAGCGAGGGCGGCCTCCCGGGAGGCACCCGTGCGGAGCTTGCTCTCGAACACGACAGAGCGGGCGAACATGTCAATGTTGGCGTGCGCCTTCTCCAGTGATTGCTTGGCGCTGTGGATGGCGGCCTTGACCTTGTCGACCTTGCCCTCTGCCTCGGCATTGTTCTCGGCGAAGTGCGAGCGGTCGAGCAGCCGGTCGGGTCCTTGGGCGAACACCGAGGGCATGGCCCGATTCGGCATGTCCTCGCCCGTGAGCTGACGGTAGGCCGACACCTGGTCGAGGCCAATCAGTTCATCGGGAAGTGTGCCAGCCTTCCATCCCTTGATCGTCTCAAGGAAGTCCTTCGGCATAGCGCCGGCCATCATCGCCCGGACCATGTTGGCGACGAAGATGTGGATGTAGTACCGGGGTGAGAGCGTGAGCTGCCAGGTGCGCCACACGCTGTTGGCCTTCGTCAGGGTGTGGAACGTCCAGTGGTCGTAGCGCTTCGACATCGAGTCGAGCGCTCGGGCGACGTGCTCGGGCACGATCATGTTGCCGCCCGTGGCAGCGATCTCGCCCGAGGGGCGGGTGCCGGTCATGATGTACTCACGCTCGGGTGACCACGGGACCCAGCCCTTGGGGATGGCAGCGCCGGGAGCGAGCGGCTTGGCGTAGTAGTCCTCGATGTGCGTCACGAGCGTGTTGGAGTACAGCTCTTTCGTGGCGGCGATCAGGCCAGCGCCGAGTTGCTCGATCGATTGGTTGGCGATGCCGCTGTTGTGCAGCACGCCACGGTTCGCCTTGCGGGTGGAGTCGAGCAGCTCGGTGTCGGCAGCGATGCGGATGTGGCCGAACAGTGAGCGGTTCGCCATCTCCCACGTCATGTCGGGGAGGAACTGCGGGTCGAAGCCACGCTGCGCTGCCTCACGCAGCACGTCTTGGAACGTCTGCGGAACGTCGGCCATGATCTCGGCGAGGCGGCCGGTCGGGTCGGCCTTCGCCTGCTCCTGCATGTCGACCACGCCCTCCCACAGCGAGCGCCACTGCATCGGCACCTTCGACGGGTCGGGGCTCTCCAGTTGTCGGGCGAGGCGGTCGAGGATCTTGTCGGCCTTGACGCCCAGCTCGGTCGCCCGCTTCTGTAGGTCGGACGGCGTGTTGGTGATGAGGACGTGCATTTTCTTGGCGGCCGTCTCCGCTTGCACGGCTCGACGCTCGGCTTTGTCGGCGAGGAGCTGCGTCTGCTTGAGCGCCTGGCGTGCCTCGCCGTACTGGCGCACTCGGCGTGCGTACTGCGTGTCCGTTTCGTAGCGGAACTTCCGCAGCTCTCGGCCCTGCTCCAAGCTGGCGGAGGAGATCGGGTCGTGGATGACGTCGGGCTTGTCGATCTCGGGGAAGAACAGCCGGGTCCAGAATGCGTTGACGTCGAGCTGTTGCGGGCCGACGGGTGAGCCGACGGTCTGCAGCACATTGTCTTCGATCACGGCGGCGATCTGGCCGTACACGTTCTCCATCGACACGGTGCGGGCGAGCGCTTCGCCGACGAGTGTGCCGGCGCCTGCGCCTGCCTGCTCGGGTAGCTCACCGGAGAGCCCACCGGCCGCCCAGTTACCGTGCGTCTTGTTGCGAATCCAGACCATCAGGTCGGCGACGAACTTCTCCTCGGCGGCGACACGCAGCGGGTTGGCCTTGGTGTTCTCACCGAGGCCAGCCGCTACGTCCTCATCAAGGATGTGCGGGTACTTCTCTTCGAGTGCCTTGAGCATGTCGGACGGCAGGATGCGACGCAGCAGGTGGGCGCCCTCGTGCATGATCGTGTCGAAGGCGGCGTTCTTGAACATGCGCATGACGAGGTGGCCGTCGGGCGTGGGGTGGTCGAGCAGTGCGCCTCGCACCTCGTGCTCGAAGCTCTGGTGCAGTGCGTCCACGTCGCCACGGTTGACGGCGTCGTGCATGTAGCGGACGGCCCGGTCCATCGCCGAGGCGTGCGCCGGCTCGTTGGGGTCGAGCATCAGGTCCCGGCCGACGACGGGTGTGCCGGCGGGGTCGAGGCGGTCACGGTCGGAGAGCACCTGCGCCTTGAGCCGTTCGACGGTGTCGGACGGCATGTCGGTCTGCTGCCAGTGCTCGTAACCGCCACGGCCGTATGGCTGATGGTCGGTCCACCACATGCCCTGCATGCCGACGGGCTCGGGGTAGTCGGAGCCCCGGTACACACGGGTCATGCCGGGGTCGGGGTGCGGTGTGTCGGCGGGGCCGAGCTGGTTGAGGCCGGGCTCTTCGTTGGAGAGCGAGCGCTCGAACTGGGCGGCCCGCACGTCGAACTGCTCTTGGCTGATCTGTCCATTCCTCAGCAGCTCGTGCAGCGCCTCGATGCGGAAGCGGCTGCGGCTCATGTCGTTCGGCGCCGGGATAGTCTTGGCGTTCTGCAGACGCTCGGTGCCCTCGGCAGTGGCGTTGCGGAGATCGCCGGGGCGTGCCAGCTCGTCCTTGATGAGCTGGCCCTCGGCGGTCACACCGAACGACGAGCCGCCCTGCCCCATCACCGAGTCACGCTGCGAGATGACCCACGCCGTGACCAGCTCTCGTGCCTTCTGGAAGTCTCGTGCGTCGAGTGCGTCCTTGAGCTGTGCGACGACGGCGTCGTAGCCGCCGAAGCGGACCTTCTGTGCCTTGAGCTTGTTGGCGTCGTAGGCGATCTCGTAGCGTGTCTCCTGCCGTGTCGGCTCGGTGGCGCCCTCTCGGATGTTCTCCCGGTTCGGTGCGGTGGTTACGTCAGTGGTCTGCCCCTCACCAACTTTCTGTCGGAGTGACTCATACTCGGCCCACTGGTTTGTGTCGGCCGGCGTGATGTCGCCACGAGCGACTTGGTTGTTGAGGTCCTTGTAGTCCTCGAAGTCGATGCGCATCTGTGCCGCTTGCTCTTCCTGTGCGGGCGAGAGGCGGTCGGCGTTCTTTTTGTCGAGGAGGTACTTGCGGTCGGAGCGGGTGACCTGTGCGGCCTCGCTGTATCCGATCTCCTCTTTCTTGTAGTCGGCGAGCAGGTCCTCGGGTTGCACTGGCTTGAGGTGTCCCTGCACGATGCGGGGCTCGATGGGTGCGCCCTGCTCCCATGCGTCGATCTGGTTCATCGCCACGTCGTGGTGGGCCAGCAGCCGGCCCCAGTCCTGGCGTCCGATCTCCAGCTTGGCGTGCACCCAGAGCGCTGCCTGTACCTCGTGCGGCTTGACGTCGTAGCCCCACCGCTTCGATAGCTCGGCGGCGATGTCTCGGATCTTGTCGGCGTACTTGGCGTAGAACCCGACCTTGTCCCACTGCTGCGAGTTGAATCCCCACAGCCGTCCCATGACCGAGTCGAGCGTGACGGCGAGCGACGTGTGCGGGTTGGCGAGGTTGTCTCGGAAGGAGCGCAGCTTGGCCAGCAGCGACGAACCCTGGTGCTCCATGAGCGCCTGGTCGTGTGCGTCGTTGATCTCGGCGTCGGTGAGGAACGCTTCCTCGTCGGCGAGCACGCCCTTGCGGTAGCGGTCGAAGCCGGCCTTGGTGCCGAACTCCTGCACCCACTCTGGGTGCGATGCGAACGTCTGTCCGGGGGTCTGGCGCATGAGTGGGTCACGGTTGGCGGCGCTCATCTCGTCGGCGATGACCTTCACCCGGTTGCGCTCGACTACCCACTGGCGGTACGCCTCGCTGGCCGGCGTGTGCACGTTGTTTCGGTCCAGTTCCTTCACGACCTGCAGGCGGTCCATCGACTCGGCGCTGGCACCCTTGTTGCTCGACCACCACTCGGCGTTGTGTTGGATGTCGCCGGCCTTCGAGGACTCCAGCTTGAGGTCGCCACGCATCACGTCCATGACCTTGTACTTGGCGTCGTTGGTCATGTTGGTGCCGCTGGTGAGGTTGCGTACCTCGTCCGACATGAAGCGCCGGCTGAGCTTGGTGTACTTCGTGTCGCCTGGGCCGGCGATGCGCTCAACTTCGCCAGTCGCCGGGTTGACGGTGGCGCCCTCGCCGTACGTCCAGTAGGGGCCGACAATGTTGACGGTGCCGGGCGGCGTGGCTTCGAGGTGGTCCATCAACTCCTGCGCTGACTTCATGGCGGTGTAGCGGCCCTGGAGGAAGTCGTCCCAGTTGGCGAGTCCGACGAGCGCACGACCGAAGTTCTGTGTCGGCGATGCCTGCACTGACGTGACGGCGATGAGGTCGTAGAAGACATCGGCGGCGTCACGCCACTCGCCGTTGAGGAGCTGTATCTGCTTGCCCCGGTACTTGCCCTCGATGTATTCGTGCGAGTCGTAGTACCACTTGAGGGCCTTGTGCAGGTTGTCGACGTCCATGCCCTCGATGGCGTCCGCTTCGGTGCCGGGGAGCATGCGCAGCACGGTCTGGTGGAGGAGCTGTTCGTCGTTGGGAACGATGCGGCCTGACTCGTCGTATGAGAGGCGTGACCAGATGTCGCCGATGGCGTGCTCGGCGGGGTTGCTACGTGCGAGCGAGTAGTCCCACGTTGCGAACACGGTGAGCGCTCGGGTGCTGTCGCCCTCGGTGAGGATGGAGCTGCCCTGCTCGATGCTGGCCTGCTCGGCGAGGAACTTGGAGAGGTTGCTCTTGCGGTCCATCAGGTCGGCGATGTAGTGGGCCCACAGGTTCTGATCGCTGCTGGCCTGCGAGAGCGCACGGCTGGTGAAGTCTCGTGCATCGAACACGGCGAGCTGGCCGTGCGCCATGCCGAGCAGGTCCGCTTCGAGCGGCGTGAACGGCGTGCCGTCGTAGTGCGTGTCGGCGCTGATGTCGACGTACACCGTGCCGTTGTCGTTCCAGAAGCCGATCTTGAGGTTGTTGCCCCAGATGCCGGGGGGCAGTGCACCGCCGGTTGCGTTGACGGGTTTGGTCACCGCTTCGAGGATGGCCTTCTCTGCCTCGCCGGGCTTGCGCAGGAAGTCGACGTCGTACGTGGCCTGCTCGGCGAGGCCAACCACCTGCGTGGCTCCGTCGCTGAAGCCGACCTTTGCGCTGCCGGGATCGAACGTGATGCCGCCGGTTGCGTCGGGGTTCTGGTCATCGAGTTGGTCACGCAGCTCGGCGGCGAGGCGGGAGACGTGCTCGGGCAGTGACGCCTTCGGCGGTGCCGTGCGCAGGTCCTCCATGTTGCGCTGGAGGATGCCGCTGCGTTCCCGCAACGCCTGCGCTTCGTTGGCGGCCTTCTCGGTGGCGAGGTCGAGGCGGTTGAGGTCACGGTAGCGTGGGTCGGCCTTGATGGGGTCGTCGCTGATGCGTGCTTCGAGCTTCGCCTTCATGCGCAGGAACAGCTTGGCCTTGCGGTATTCCTTGAGCTGCGATGCGGACATCGGCGGTTGGTCGAGGCCGAGCACGGCGGCTTCGAGGCCCTTCGCTCCGGGCCGTGAGGCGAGCAGCACCTGCATGCGCTTCTGCATCTCGGTGGTCCAGATTTCCTGGGCGTCGTGAAGGTGGCGCATCACCTCGGCGAGCTGCGGCTCGTCCATGTACTTGAGCCACGGCTCCAGCCCCGGGTAGCCACGGCGTGCTGCAGCACGCATGGCCTGCACGAGCGCAGGGTCGCCGTCGGTGCGGAGCATCTCCGACACCCACTTGTTGCCTCGCATCATGGCGTTCAGCTCTTCGCCGATGGCCTGGGACGCTTGGAAGTCAGTGATTTTTCCGCCGGCTGCACGCACAGCGTCCTTCAGTGCCATGCCGGCCATGACAGACGTAGTGACAGCGGCGCCATGTTGCACCTGTCGCTGCTGCACTTCCACCCACTGTTCGAGGGAGCGTGCTGCCTGGTTGAGGTGGAACTTGTCGATGGTGCCCTTCATCTGGGCCAGCACCTGGTTGACGCTGTCGGGCAGACGCTCGGCCATACGCACAGCCCACGCAGCTGCGGGCTGCGAGATCCGCTTCTCGATCTCGCCGAGCTTCGAGCCCTCACCCGTGCCGGGCTGCTCGATGTTGGCCTTGGCCTCTTCGACGTGGCCGGCAATCTCTTCTCTTGTGGCCGCCTTCTCTTCCTTGGTGATGTTCGTTGCCTCTCCTGTCGTCTCATCGAAGGTCGAAGGCGTGCGGATGCCAGCGTGCTCGGTCTTGGACATGACCTCGGAGGCCGCCTTCTCGGGCGCCTGCAGTGCACGCAGTGCCGACTCCATCGGTTCGCTGTCGCCCTCGTAGAGCCCGCCGGCCTCGAACTCGGACTGGGCGGCGGTCGCCTTGGTGGCAGCAATAGCAGCGTCCTTGTCGGCCTGCGGGATGAGGTCGGCGGCGCCGGGCACGGGCTCGGGCGACGTCGTCTCGAACGGGTTGAGCTTGGCGAACGACGCAGCGGCCTGCTCGGAGATGCCGTGGAACAGCCCGCCAACGGGGTGGGCGATGGCGTGGTAGATCGTGGCCTTGGTGCGCAGTGCGTCGGCCATCTTCTGCACGCTGGCGGCGTAGTCCTCGGCGCTGCCGGTGACCTCCAGGTTCTTGACGGAGGCGAGTCCGCTGTCGGCGCCGAAGCCCTTGAACGGGTGCACGCCCAGGCCCTTGTTGCCGATCATCTCGGTCTTGGTGAGGGCGTCGGCAGCGGCGGCCTCACCGACGCTGGCAGCGGTGGCGCCCTCAGCGGCGGCCGACGCTTCGGCGGTGAGCGCTGCGGTGTCGGCGACGTCGGCGGCTGCGCCGGCTACGCCTGCGAGGGGGCCGGTGACGGGCAGTGCGTTGAGCACGGTGTTAATCGCTCCGTAGAGCGGGCCGTTCTCCTTCGACATCTGCCAGAAGTCTTTGACGCTGTCCTTGCCCGTGAGCGCTTCGACGCCGGGCTCGATCACGTTCTCGCCGAGGTTCCACTTTCCGGGGATACCGATCGGTGAGGCGAGGGTGCTGGCCACTCCGCCGAGGCCAGCGACGAGTCCCTTGCCGACCTGCGGGAGCTGCGACTTCGGGCCGCCGGGCAGCGCCGAGTAGGCGATCTCGGGCAGCGCAATGATGCCCTGCGCCAGTTGCCCTAGGGCCTTGAAGCCACCGAGGTTGGGCATGGAGGGATGCCAACCGAAGATGCTCGGAGCATTCTCAGTTGCGGTCGTTCCACCCGGTGTCGGTGGCGTGTACGGGACGTACTCAGCCACGGCTTAAATCTTCCAGTTGGGTCCCGGGAGGGGAGTTGGGCGGGAGGCCCAGTCGGCGATCGAGTGGGGCAGACCCCAGTCGAACGACTTCGAGCCGGTGGCGGTGTTGGCGCCCTTGAAGTAGTCGGGGTTCTGCGCAATGACGAGCGGGCCGAGCACCTCGTTGCCGGGCTGCTTCGTCATCCACAGCAGGTAGTCCTTCGTCTTCTGGTCGGTGTGGTTGACGATCTGGTTCTCGAACCACTTGTACGCCGGGTCGGCCATTGCCTTGTCGACCTGTCCCTGCGTGAAGCCCTGCGCTGCGAGCGCCGGGTTGCGTGCCGGCTGCGTCTCGTTGGCGAGCTTCGTTGCGTTGTTCTGTGCGATCTGCGAGGCGGTGAACTGGGCGATGCGGTCCTGGCGTGACTGGGCGTAGCTCGTCGCCGCTTGCGCCTGCTGCATGTACATGGCCTCTTCGGCTTGCGCCCGTTGTGCTTCGGCGCCAGCCTCGGCATTGTTGGCGGAGGCGTTGAGCGCCGCCTCGTCAGCCTGCTGGTTGGCGGTGATGCCGAGCTGCATGTAGGGCGTGGTGTCCTTCTGCGCTTGGCGGTTCTCCTGCAGCACGTCGGCGCCCCGTACCTGCGCCCCGGCGACGTCCTGTGCGGCACGGCCGGTGAGGCCGGCGGTGACGTCGGCGTTCTGTGCGGCCTCGTCGTTGGCGACGGTGCCATAGTTGGTGTCGAGCTGGCCTGGCATCTTGGCGACGATGCCGGCGGCCTGGTCCCGGCGCACCTGCACCTGCCCGAGCGACTGCTGCAGACCGGCCTTGATGTTGGCCATCTGCGTGTTGTACGCCTGGTTGTATGCGCCAATGTACTGGCTCATGTCGACGCCGGGCAGCGTCTCGGGGCCGGCAATGGCGGCCATCTCGTTCCAGTAGTCGGTGACCGCCGAGGACGGGGGCTTGTCGGTGACGGTCTTCGCCGGCTTGGCGCCGACGGGGCTGTTGTCGGTGAAGTAGTCGCCGTTGGGCGAGAGCGTCGCCGGGCGGTCGCCCATGCCGGGGACCTGCCCGTGCGTGATGTCGTTGGCGTCCCCGAGGCGAGTGGCAGGGTAGGCAACGCCCTTCTGGCCGGCGGGCGCCGTGCCGTCGGCGGCCGCAATGGTCCCGTTCGAGAGCTGGATCTGGCCGTTAGAGACGCCAGTGACGGTGGGCGGGGCAGCTACGGGCATGGCCCCACTCTAGACGAGGCCCACGCTGGCCCAGTTCCGCTGCGAGGTCAGCGAATCGAGGTGGCGCTGCACCGTGGAGCGCAGGTCCGACTGGGCGTTGGTGTAGTCGACGGCCTGCTGTCCGAGCTGGTCCTGGCCGGGGTTCGAGTACCAGTTGCCCGAGGTGGCGATGGAGCCCTGGAGCTGCGGCTTGAGGACGTCGTTGTACTTGTCCTCCATGCGCCCACTCTGCGTGGCGTAGTCGGTGCGTGTGTTGGCCGCCTCGACGCCCGTGTCGGACAGCGTCTTGAAGTAGCCCGACTGCTTGTCGGTGGGCGGGGCTGCGACAGTGGGATCGAATGCGGGGGCGACGGCCATGACTGCAGCTTAGAGGAAAAATGTATCCCGCACGGGCTGGTTCGTCTCGTTGCGTGCAGCGAGCATGGCCCACTCCAGCTCGGCGATGCCCTGGCGGAACAGGTCCTCGTGCGCCTTGTGCTGCTGCATGTTGTCATCGTCCAAGTAGGCCAGCGACAGTGCTCCCTCGACCACGAGGTCGTGGAAGATGTCGGGAAACGGCGGGATGCAGTTGACGGCAGCGTCGAGCTTCGGGTTGTACGTCTGGCCTTCGAGCTTGATGGTGTATGACCCGTCGGGCAGCGGGAAGAAGTCGATGCACCCGTGGTTCGCCGTGGACGCCTCGCCTGTGCCGGGGGCGCCCCGCACCTTGTACGTCATCGGATTGCCAGTCGTGTCGATGAGCTGACGGGCGCTGTGCCACTGTGCCCCCCGGCCGGCGTCGTTATACATCGGGGCGTTGGTCGTGACGTTGTACACCCAGTTGACGGTGTAGGTGTTATTCGGCAGGTCGGCTGACGCCTGGCCAGCGACGAGCGAGATCGAGGCCTTCGCTGATTCGAGCCACGGCCATTGCGGGGTGCGGCCCTGGATCGTGCGCATGGCCGTGTTGATGTAGTCGCACCACTGGTCGGTGCTCACCACGTTGAACGCAGTGTCTCGGAAGCGGCTTCCGGCCTGGGTGACGAGCTGGCAGAGGTTCACTGGGCCAGCCTACTAGGCACCGACGATGTCGTTGTTTTGGCCGAAGCCGATGCGGATGCGCTCGATCGTGGGCGCCTCGTTGGAGCCGCCACCTGCGATCGTGAAGCGGGCCGACAGGTAGTGGGCCTTGGGGCTCGGGAACAGGAACCGCACGACGTCCCGGCCGGCGCCGATCGTGTCGCTGTTGCGGGTCGACACGACATTGTCGTCTCCATCCACGAGGTCGCACTGGATCGTGGCGCCCGAGGCGTAGCTTTCGAGGAACACCTGAATCTCTCGGATCTCGACGTTGCGCCCGTTCTTGTCGGCGAACGGCGCCGTCTGGATCGTGCCCGTCGAGGCCCGGGTGGCGTTGTCACCCTGGAACATGTCGATCCACTTCACGGGCGTGCCGTCGGTGCGGATTGTGTAGTACAGGCGGTCGCTCGTGGCGGCGGTCTGCGCTGTGCTGTCGTCAATCTGGAACCACGACATCGTGTCCCAGTGCAGCACCTTGCCGTCGGGGGCGAACAGAAACCCGTTGATGAACGTGAGCTGGCCGGGCGCCGTGACGGTGCTCGACGCCTGCGCTCCGAGGACCTGCGCACTGAACGCCGGGAGCTGCGGGGAGATGTTCGTGAACGTGTTGCCGTCGGTGACGTAGATGTTGCCGCCGGGCTCGATGAAGGCGATGCCGCTCGGAACACGCACCGGCTGTTGGAAGCCGCCACGCCCGCCGTGGTCGTCGGCCATGTCCCGGTTGGTGCCGTTGGTGCCGACATCGCCGTTGAACTGCAGCCACGGTGCGCCGCCTCGCATGACGAGGAAGCTGTCTGGCTGGATCGAGACGATGCCCCGGAAGCCGGCGCCCTCGTCGTTGGGCGAAAAGATTCCGTTGTTGTCGACGCTGAACGACAGCTCGCCTTCGTCGGTCCAGCGGAGCTTGGCGCCGATGGTGCCGTCGCCCACGAGGATGCGTGCGCCGTTGATGCCGAGCGGGCCGGTGTACGTGTCGACTCGTTGAAAGTACCCGTTGGCGGTGACGCCGCTCGGGCTCGTGGTGCCGTCGGGCTTGTACGTGATGGAGTACACGCCCTGCGCATCGCCGACTCCTCGCATCACGAAGACGTAGTACTGGATGCCATTGTTGTCGAGGAAGAACACGAAGTCGGGTGGCTGCACGCTGTCGGTTGAGCCGGCGGTGCAGGAGCCGGCGACGCACCACGACGAGGCCCCGGCGTTGCCCTTCCACAGGTACACCCGGTCCTTGTGGTCGTTCGAGTTATGCGTGATGAGGATGATGTTGTCGCCGCCGAGCGCTGCGTGGGCCAGCAGCCCAACGGGCGCTTCGTTGTTCGAGCCGTGCGAGCCTGAGGTGCGGCCGGTGCAGGCCATCGTGCCGGCGATCTTGTAGAACGCACGCACGCCGCCCTGCTTCATTGGCACGTAGTTGAGCAGGCGTGCGAAGCCGTTGACGGGCATGAGCAACTGGTTGGCTGACACGACCGTCTCGCCGAACAGGCCAGGCGTGAAGTCAGTGATCTCGAACCAGTTGAGGTGTCGGTTCGCCGGCATGGCTTAGTCCTGCTTCGGGCGGGTGTCGGCGACGGGGAAGAAGCTCTTGCCGTTCATGCGCTCGGTGACGACGTTGTGCATGTGCGTGTACATCTCGCCGTAGTGCTCTTGAAACTCGGTCGACTTCTGCGCTTCGAGCTTGTCGGCCTCTCGCTCTACTTGGTCCATGACGGGCTCGAAGCCTGGCGTGCGGGGGTCGGCGTTGATGAGCGCCGGAATGATCTCCATCCACTTCTGCACGGGCTTGACGAGGATCTGCTTGTCGGTGCCGTCCTCGTTCCATCGGCGCACCTCGAACACGACGCCCATGATGTCACCCTTGCGCCAAGACTTGCCGTTCTTGAACTGCGCCTTGGCGGCGATGACCTGGCCGATCACGAGGAAGAGGCGGGGGTCGCCACGCCAGCCCAGCTCGGGCTTCCCGTTCTGCAGCCAGGTGGCCACCATGCGGGCTTCCTCGGGGGCGTCGTGCAGGGAGATCGCTGCGTCTGTCGGCATGGGCTCATCCTACCCGGGACAGCAGAACGCCCACCTGTTCGGTGGGCGTTCCAGTGATGGTTCGGGGGGCTCCGCCATCCAAATGCGGCTCCCCCCCGATGGTGACCGCCGGCTTAGCTGAAGACCGGCGATGCGAGTGTGACCACGGCGTGGGCGTTGCGGGTGTACGTGTTGAGCTGTACGTACGCCCGGTAGTTCGCCTCGATGGCGTCCGTCCCGTCCAGCGCCTTGCCGAGCGTGTACCCGGCGTCGTCGTTCCAGCTCCAGTCGAGGCCGACGAACCACGCCAGCTCGCTTGGGGTCAGGACGAAGATTTTGCGCTCGGGGGCGAAGCGGTCGAAGACGAAGTTGAGGCCAGCGACCTCGATGCCCTTCCATCCGGCTTCGAGCGTCACCTTGGGCGGCTGGTACCGCTTCTGTTGCTGCACGATGCCGGCGAGCTTGCGCCCCTGCTTGAACTGGCCGAGCGCCAGCTCGGGGTCCGACCCGTCGCCGTCCACGAGGACGGCTTCCTTGGCGGATTCGAGCAGGTCCTCGGAGATGCCGACGGTGGTGCCGCCGACGGCGAGGCCGTTCCACACCGGGTTCGAGGACGCCGTGATGCCAGCGTAGTTGTTCGTGCCCGTGAGGAACCCGAGGCCGTTGATCTCGTTCTCGGTGGTGGTCGCCTTGAAGTTGCCGTGGCGGAACAGCACGTCGTCTACTTGGATGCCGGTCGTGTCATCCACCGTGATCGTGGTGGTCCCGACGGCGGTGATGGTCATGCCCGAGACGGTGACCACGCCGGTTGAGGCGGTGACAGCGTCGAGGGTCTGGCCGACGAAGAAGTACCGCAGGCGGGTGGGGTCCGGTGCTGTGGTGCCAGCGCCCAGCTCGCCGAGTGTGATGACGGTCGAGGTGCTGGAGTGAGCGAGTGCGATCGCACCGTTGACCAGCGTCGAGTTGATCGTCACGACGTCGTTGAACATCTGGCGGGCGAGGTCGACCTTGATGTCCTTCTCGGCGCCCTTCATTTCCTGGTCGAGCGCCTTGCCGAACGCACCTGCGTTGTTCTGGGTGAGGTTCAGCGCCTGTCCGGTCACCTTGATGGTGTGGTACAGGTACGCCAGCGTCTCTTCGGGTGCGATGTAACGCTGGCGGTCAGCGACCGGCAACGCAGCGCCTTCGGAGCGGGCGCCGGTCGATGCCGAGCGACCCGAGTGGACGTTCCAGATGCACTTTCGCCCGGAGACGTTGAGCGTGTCGTGCACGACCTCGGTCAGTACCGGGTTGGAGTTGTTGAGCGCATTCTTCAGGCCGGGGCCGTAAAGGTTCTTGAGCGCTGCATCGAAGTTCACGAGTGACTGTGCCATGCAGATCACGCTAACACCCGGCCCTGGCGCTGAATGCTCAAAACGAAAACGCCCCCCGACCGGAGGAGTCCTGGGGCGCTTCGCTCGAAACCCACGGTCACACGATGAGGCCCATTTCACGGGCGAGTTTACTGGCCTCAGCGACGCTCTTCGGCTCGGGCGGTTCCTCAGAACCGGCGGCCTGGGCGCCCCCTGTGGTCTGCGGCACGCCGGCCGCCACGAGGGATTTCTTCCCGAGGTACGCACGCTGCGCCGCCTCGGCGATCTTCACGACGTCGTGGTGGCCCTGAATGATGGCGGCCCGGATGTGGGACGAGTCCCAGTTGTTGTCCTGCACGTACTTGGCGGCCTCGGTGAGCACCTTGCGGGCGAGGTCCTTGTCGACCGAGTTGGGGTCGCCGTCCTCACCGAGCAGCTCGGTGAGCGTGGAGTCAGTGACGTGGCCAGCACGCACTTTCTGCTCCGCCTCGACGGCAGTTTGCAGCGGCTGTTGCGCACGCATGATCTCTTCACGAGCGGCGGAGAGCGCTTGGCGTTGCACCTCGGCGGCGTACGCCTTGAACTGTTCGCCGTCGATGAGGTCGTCTTCACCGAGCGCATCCCACGGGCTGGCTGGCGCCTGCGGAATCACGGCTGGTGCGATCCCAGGAGTCTGTAGCACCTGCTGTTCAGTGAGGCGTCCTTCCATGAACGCCCGTACGTGCTCGGGGTCCTTGCCCAGCGCCGTGAGGCCCTGCGCAACGATCAGTCGCACGCCAGATTCGGTCGTGAGCCCGTGGCGAATCGCAGCGGCCTCCTCGACTGCGTCCCGTCCACTGACCTGCCGACCGTTGATGTCGGTGTAGGCGTACTTGTCGAACGGGTCGGTGGTCCCGGCATCGGGTGTCGGCGTGACTGCGCCGGTCCCGCCTGCCGGTGGGGTTGCGGGCGACACGGGTGCGCCGATCCACGTTGCTTGCTGCCGCTCGGCGATGGTGGCCGGGGAGACGATCGGTTCCTTCTCGACAGGCGGTGCGCCTGCGGCGAGTGCGTCGGCGTCGAAGCCAACGGCTGCGAGTGCGGCGCCGGCTTCCTCTACGGACTGCGGCTCTGCTTCGGTGCCCATGATGAACCTCGGGTGTTATCGGAGGACGGTGTTACTGCGTCAGCGTAGCTTACGAGCCCATGCTCGCTGCTTGTTGGTCGGGCGGAACGCCCGGGATCTGACCGGGTTGCCCTGCGGCGCCCTGCCCAAATCCGCCGAGCTGCTGCACGCTCGGTGTCTGCGGCGGCGGTTGAGGCGACGGGGGTTGCCCGCCGCCCGCTCCGGGGTTGCCTCCGCCACCAGCGCCAGGTCCTGCCTGGGCACGCTGGCCTTGTGCGAGTGCCTCGGGGTTCTGCGTCTGGTCCGGTGTGGGCACAGCGATACCCATCTGGTGAAGCACGAGCGATTCGTGGATTGCTGCGTGTGCGTCGATGCGGGCCTTCGTCTCGACGGGCAGCAGTTCGTACTCCCGTGTCGAACGGAAGTCGTTGATGACCTTGAGCGACACGACGTGGTTGTCGAACGCCTCGACGGGGCAGTCCATGCCGGCGATCATCTGACCGATCTCACGGTACTGCTTGCGTGTCTGGGCGTCGAGCGAGCGCACGGTGAAGTCGAAGCCGGGCAGTTCGAGCATGCGCACGACGTCTTGGATGCCGATGTCGTGCGGGTACATCTTCGCCAGCTCCATGACCATCTGCACCTGGGCGGCCTTGCTCTTGGGCATGCCGCTCTCGGCGCTGACGTGCACGTCGAGCTGCTCGTCAATGTCGGAGCCGAGGTAGCGCTCGACCTGCAGGATGTCCTCGTCGGACCAAACCCGTACGGTGCGCTCTTCGTCCCAGAACTGTCGGGCCAGCATCAGGATTTGCCAGCCGATGCCGGCGATGAACTTTGAGAGCGAGGTGACGCTGATGGCGAGCTTGGTGTCGTCGGCGTCCTGCAGTGCGAGGATCGACGCTGCCGGCGCAGTGGACGCTGCACGGCCGGCGGAGGCATCGTTGATGCCGGCCCGCTCGGCCATGTCGTTTTCGTCCTTCTCCATGCCCTCCATGAAGCCTTGCGCCCAACCGGCGTTCGGCATCATCAGCTCGGGCTTCTCGCCGACCTGACGGTAGAGCATCACTTCGACTCGGTTGGTAACCCGGGCGGGGTCGATGGAGCCGACGGGGCCGATCCATTTCGGCACGAGCTGCCGGCGGATGGTGGCGCTGCGGGAGAGCAGGTCGTTGTAGTCGATCTGCAGCGGGATCATGTCGCTGACCCAGGTGCGGCCGTCACGGCCGACAAGCCCGGGGAGCTGGTCGCACTGCTCGAACGGGAGCACGCCGTGGTCGTACGGGTACTTGCCCTTGAACTCCAACACCTTCTGGCCGCTCCACGTCAGCACGAAGCCCTTGGGCGCCGCCTTCGAGGGGAGCATCCACATCTGGTGCACCTCGACCCACTCGCCAATGGCCTGCTCGGTGTGCGACTCGTTGCCGAGCGCCATCACCTCTTGAGCGATCGTGCGTGTGGCGGTGCCTCCCGGCAGCTCGACGCCCCAGCGTTCCCACACGTCTTCACGAAGCATCGTCGTGGTGCGCACGGCCCACTTCGCTTTGCGCAGCTCGTCGGCACTGGGCGCAACGGCCAGCTCATACGCCGGCACCTGCTCCCATTCGATCTGCCCCTCGAACAGCGTGTCGTCGTCGGCGTCCGGGTTGGGGTCCTTACCGACGGCGCTACCGGCCTTCGGGTTCCAGTAGATGTGGGCGTACGACATGCCGTACGTGCCGACCTTGAAGAGGAAGCGCTGCAACCACGCCTCCCAGGCGAGGCGGTTCAGCTCAGAGAGCAGCGTGCGGGTGCCGACCTTTGCGGCGCCGAGGTCGTCGTCGTTGTCGGAGACGGGGCGGCACTCAGGCTCGGGAAGGTTCTTCGTCATCTTCGCCACCCACCGTTCGAGGGCGGGGGCTATCTTGTTCGAGGTGAGGCGCACCGGGGCGTTCGGGTCGTCGGTGAGCGTGGTCTTCGGCATGGCGAAGGCCCGCTTCTGGATGTCCCAGGACACCCACTGGTACGACAGCACGAAGGCGAGGTTCAGCCGGAACTGGTAGTCGGATACGGCCGCTCGGCCGATGCGGCGCTTGTGATTCGCCCAGGCGATCAGCTCGTCGTCGTTCCCGACCGGCGCCTTCAGGGGCTGGGCGGAACCTGTCCCCCCAGCCAGCATGTCGTTGCTCGCCATGCGGCTACGTTAGCTCATGGTCCCGGGGATCGACCTCGACGGAGATCAGGCCGGTGACGTCGTGAGCGTACAGCTTCTGTGGCAACTCGGGCGGCATCAGCTCCATCGCTGCGGTGGGGTGCATCCCCCGGAGCTGGTCGAGCGAGAGCGCTCGGGTGCTGTCCTCCAGCTCTCGGATGCGGTCGACGTAGAAGCGCTCCTGCTTGGCGAGGCGATCGAGCAGGTCACGGTTAGCGGCCTGCAGGTCACTGATCTGCGCATCGAGTCGGTACACGATGGCGTCGTGGAGCTTCTGGCTAATCACCGTGCGGCCTTCTGCTTGCGGGCCTGCAGGCGAGCGGCGATGTCCAGCTCGTCTTCGAGGTCGTTGATCCGCTGCGCCAGCTCGGCGTTCTCCTTCACCAGTTCGGCGTTGCGTGTCTCCAGCTCCAGGCCGTCGACCACGTCGTAGCCAGCCACCTCGGCCAGCTCACGCACAGCGCCCTTCGAGATGACGAGGGTGCCCTCATTCCAGATGTTGACGCCCGTGTCGACGCACTCGCCTCCGCTGCCAGTGAGGTAGCAGGCGCCCTGCGCTGCGTCGCCAGGGGGTTGGGGGAGGAGCCGGTAGAGAGCGTGATCTCGGATAGGCATGGGAACCTCAAAGCTCGTCGGGGAGGCCGGTCACAGGCGAGCTTAGTGGCCGGCCCCGTTTGATGCGGTCCCAGTCTGGCTCGGCGTGGGCGTTTATGGGTTCTACCCCATATTCGGGCGCCACGATGAACTGCTTTGGGCGCAGGGTGGGGTCGGGTAGCTCCTCGCTGAAGGCGAAGGCGTACATGACGGCGTCCGCACGGTCGGGCGAGGCAAGCCCCCGCTTGCGCATCTCGGCCTTCGTCTCCACCCGGATCTGCCCAGTGTTGGTGTACGAGTAGCGGATCTGCGAGAGCTGCTCATCGAGCTTGTGGTCACGCACCTGGATGGTGATGCCCTCACGCTCGAAGCGTCGGCGCAGTGCATACCACCATGCTGAGCGGTCGTTGGTGTACTGGTTGCCGTTGTGCGTGCCGCCTCGGAAGCCAATGATCTGTGACTCGGGGTGCATGAAGCGGTGCTTGATGCCCCACTCCCGCAGGCGCTCGAACTCGCCGATGGCGCCGGCACCCACGCCGTCGGCGTCGTAGATGATGAAGAACGGGCCGAAGTCTTGCACCATGCGGCGCACGGGCGAGAGGATCGGCGAGTTGGGGTCGCCGTTGATGAAGTAGTCGGTGCGGCCGGCGGGGAAGCCCTGCGTGGCGACGACGTTCTCACCACGGCGCACGGCGATGACGGACTCGGCGTCGCCGTACGGTGCGAGGTCGACGCCCATTGCGATCGAGCCGATGTTGTACGGCTGGCGTTGCTTCGCTGCCTCAACCCACACCTTAGGGATGAGCGTGTCCTCGCCCATGTCCCAGAAGTCAGCGCACACACGAGTGGTCCAGAGGTACGAGCCCGGCCCGTCGCCCTGGTCAATCAGGTCTTCGAGGTACGACTTCTGCACGAGGTTTGAGCCCTCGGGGACGTGCTCGCCAGTGAACCACGGCGTGTCGTAGGCAGTGATCTTGATCGTCTTCACCTTCGAGCTGCGGGTCATCTGCGCTGCGTAGGTGTCATCGGTGGTGGGGTTGAAGATGAGCAGCAGCCGTGTGTCGGCGGTGGCCATCAGTGACGTGATGCCCTTCGCCACGTCCTCGCTCACCGACGTTGCCTCGTCGCCGATGATGAGCTTGTGCGCAGCGTGGTAGCCCTGGAAGCCCTCTTCCTTCGTGGCGACTTGCCCTCGGATGAAGTGCTGGCCCGGCACGCCATCGAGGAACGTATCGGCCGGCGGGAGGTAGCCGGGGATGATGATGCCTCGATTGGCGATCATGGCGAGCGCCATGCGGATCTCGCCCCAGAGGTTGTCCTTTAGGTGGGTTTCCTTGGACGAGGTGGTGAGGATTTTCGCCCCTCGGCAACCACCTTTAGTGCCCGTTGGATCGCACTGCATGCAAGGTGCGCCCGGAGTGTAAGCGTCGTAAAACGCCAGAGCCGCACGGGCGGCCAGGAATGTCTTGCCCGAGGCGTTGCACGACGGTACAGCGACCTTCGCACGTATTGCCGACAGCGCCGTGAGGATCTCATGCTGCTTCTTCCACAGCTCGTTGCCCGTCGCCGCTTCGACCCATACGCCAAGGTTACGTTGCCCGAGGACTCGGAGCCCGTCACGGGCGTCCATGACTACGAGAGCAGCGCAGCAGCGGCAGCGGCGCCGAACCTAGTCGGGTCGATGTGTGCCTGATGCGAGAGCCGGTCGTGCTTGAACTTGAGCACCACGTTGACGAGGTCGGGTCCATAGAACGGCTCGGTGTTCCCGACCGGGTAGCCCTTGACGGCGAGGAGCTGCTTGAGCGTCGTGACATCTGGGCTCGTCTGCCCTTGGAGGAGCGGCTTGCGGCTGACCCGGCGCTTCCAGTCGGAGAGTTTCTTGAGCGCTGCCCAGTCGACTGGCGGGCTGACCTTGGCGGCAACGAGCTTGACGAAATCGTCCATCGGGAAGTTGTCGCCGGGGTCGGTGTGGCCCTGGCTGCGTGGGTCATGGTTGTCGGCGTGGCGGACGATGCCTCGATCGGTGGGTGCCTTGCCGGGCGCTCCCGCTCGTGCACGCACGGCCGGAATGCCGTGGTCCTTGCACCACTGTGCGACGACGGAAACTGCGTTGACGATTTCCTTCTGGCTGAAGGCATCGGCCCACTGCTCGGGCGTCTGGTTAGCGAAGCCCTCGAACACGATGTGCAGCGAGTGCTCGTTGTCACCACCGGCTCCCCAGACGATCGTGTCGTCGGAGGCGATGCGCTCCAGCGTGTCGCCCGAGATGACGTGGTACCCACCACCGTCGGGGCCGTTGTTCTCCAGGTAGTGGGCGAGGCCAGCAGCACCACCCCATTCCTCGGAGCCTTCGTTCGTGTGCAGGTAGATTCTCTGAATCTCCGCACCGTTTCTCGGCTCTGTGTGCATGTGGATGCCTCCGGTCGTTACAGCAGGGATTCGATTTCGCCGGTCACCGTGAGGGCAATCTTGCCCGTGGTGTCTGCGGCAGAACACAGGTCTTCACCGGCTTCGATGGGGACCTGTACGAACACACCGTACTCGCCGTTGGCCACGATCGGGATCTGGTCCACGAAGCGGTTGGCCACGGTGGCAATGGCGCCGACCGAGAGGCAGAGGTAGTGCGTGGCGGAGGTGTCGCAGTTGGTCGCCTTGATGTAGCGGATCACCGCACGCCGGCCGGTGGCTGGGTTGCAGATGGAGGCGCTGGAGGCGGCGACGGGCACGTTGGCCGGGCCGGCGATTCGGACGGTCTTCTTCATGGACCCGAGCGTATCAGGGGCCTACGGCGTCTCGTAGTCGAAGTTGATCTGGATGACGTCGCCGTTGGCTAGGGCAGCGGTGAAGCCGACCACACCGAGGCGGGCGGTCACGGCGACGCCCATCGTCATCGGGTAGGCCACCACCGACGAGCCAGAGATGAACGTGATGAGGCCCTGGTAGATCAGGCCAGCGGAGGAGTCATAGATCAGCATCGTGCCGATGATGCCCGTCGAGGACGGGGCGGCGGGTAGCGAGATGGCAACGGCGTTGCCGGCGGTGCCTGTTGTGGGCGTGCCGATGTTGACGGTGGCGTTGCCAATGATGCGCTTGCCAATCTGGATGTACCGCCCCTCACCGACTGACTGCGTCGGGACGGTGAACTGTGACACACCAGGCACGTACGTGGCATGCGCACCGGCCGCAGCGATGGCCGCTGTAACGAAAGCTGACGTTGCGACCGAGGTGTCGTTGTCGCCGGCCGAAGGTGTTGGTGCCGTTGGATTGCCAGTGAACGCAGGTGATGCAAGCGCTGCCTTGAGTGCCAAGTCGGCGATGAGGCCGCTCACGCCGCTCTCGGGGATGGGGAGCTGCAGCGTTGCGCCGTCGATCCCATCCTCGCCGTCGGCACCGGGCGGGCCCATCGAGCCGACGTCGCCTTGTGGGCCCCGGGCACCTGTAGGTCCGGGCGGGCCGGGGGGCCCGTCTTCGCCATCCTCACCGGGCGGGCCCGGCGTGCCTTGCGCGCCAGTGCCGGGCGGTCCAGTTGCACCCGTCGCTCCGGGTGCGCCGGGCGCACCTGCGGCGCCGGCAGCGCCGGGCGGTCCCGGGCTACCTGGCGGCCCGTCATCGCCGTCATCGCCTGGGGGGCCGGGCGGGCCGGTGAGCTGCCCGCCTCGCACGAGCGTGGTGATGAGCGTGTCGCCGTCCTCAGTGATGATGCGGCTGTTCGTGCTGTTGTTGACGGCCGTGCCAAACGAGGTGCCGTGCGTGCCGGCGAACACGAAGATGCAGTGGTCGGTGGCGGAGTCGAGGTTGTAGAAGCCGCCCTGGTTGTTCTCGAAGTTGGCGGTGACGAGCGAGTGGATGAGCCCGGTGGTGACGAGCCGACCCTTGTGCATGTTCAGCTCGGCGAAGATGCTGCTGCCCTGGAGCGTGACGTGGTTGCCGAATGCGTTCGAGGTGTTCTGCCAGCGCACGTCGCATGGGCCGGTGACGTCGAGGAACTCGCCCGAGCCGTTGATGCGCCGGCCGAACGCCGAGGCGCCCGAGAACGTGACCGTCTGCCAGTCGCCAGTGATGTCGACCTGGCATGACGTGGTGGACACTGACAGGCTGCCGGTGGCGATGCCAGTGTTGTGCACGGTGATGCCGCCCGTGATGGACGAGGAGATGTCGAGCGAGGCGCCGATGGCGGCCTGCACGAAGACAGCCGATCCGCCGGTACCGAAGATACTGCTCGTGCCGAACGAGGAGAACGAGCCGCCGAGCCACTTCAGGGTGACGTGGCCGCCGATGCTGTTCTGCCCCGAGACGGTGCAGCCGACGAAATCCATCGAGACGTCGTTGGTGATCGAGCCGGCCATGTTGAGGTCGGTGAAGTGCGTCGACCACACTCGTGCGGTACGGCCACCAACCTGCGAGATGTTGCCATTGACCGAGCAGCCGAGCATGACGACGACGCCGTCCTCGCCACCTACGATGCGTGTGGCCCCTGCGTCAGCGGACATTAGGTGCTCCCGCCGCTCGTGGTGCGACCGCCGATGGCGAGGTTCTGGAGGAAGAGCTGCTGGCCCTGCGGGACGGTGATGGTCGACCAGTCCCATGCGTGGTGGGTGACGTCGGCGATGAAGGCACCGAGCCCGAACAGGGAAAGATCACCTTTGCCGGCGAGCGAGAGGCCGTTCAGTGGCTCCACGATGGGGACCTCTGCGCTCTGGCGCACGCCGACGTTGAACAAGCCGGTCCACGTCTCATTGGCCAGCAGCTCGGTGAGGTTCACGTACTCGTGCTGGGTCGGGTCGCTGGCCGTGAGCGTCGGGTCGATGATGGCGTCGAACAGCGCCGCCGTCGGTTCGGGGATGAGGCCGACGATGTACTCGAAGTCCTCTTCAAGCTGGAACTGGTCGGTCTTCGAGAGGCCGTGGATGTACGGGAAGGGGACCCGGTGGTTCGGCCGCTGTGCCATTGCGACAGTCTACGTGGCGGCTGTCCAGCTCACGATGAGCGTCTTGCCGAGGCTCGACGTACCTCCCGTGTTATTGATCTTGCCCGACGCTGCCGTGAACTCGGCGGTCAGGTCGGTGGACCCGGCGGCTCCCAGCGTGCGCCAGTAGACCCACACGTCGAAGGTGTTGGTGGCACCGCCGCCGGTCTGCGTGATCTTGTTGGTGCCGGTCGGCGTCAGGTTGAAGTTCGACGTGTAGTCGATACGGGTACCGGCTGCGTTCCCGAGGTGCACCGCTTCCACGACGTCGGTGACCCCGAGGGCGGGCTCACCCGAGAGGGGGGTGACGGTCATCTCGAACGGCAGCGCTTGATTGGTGCCGATCGTGCCACCGTAGTGGTGCGTCGGCGTAGCGACGGCCACCACCGAGACAATCGTCGCTGCGGCGGTCATGCCGCTCACGGTGACGTCGCCAGCGACAGCGCCGGCCACGGTGGCAGTGTGCTTCACGCCACCGCCGCCACCGGCTGGCGTGGTGGCAAAGGGATCGGGACCGTCGGTCATGACGGCCTACGTGTCGGCGCCGTGCAGGCTGATCGAGTAAGCGACGTTCTTGGTGTCAGCGTGGTTGACGATGACCCGCATTCGCCGACGGATGACCCGCTGCGCCGAGGCGTTGGTGATCGGTGCGGCGCTCGGGTCGACCTGCACAACGAGCGTGCACGTCGTGGCCGATGCGCTGGCAGCGCTCTCGATGAGGCACTCCCACGAGTCGGCGGCCGGGTTGTAGCCCTCGATGCCGAGCTTGATGCTCTGGCCAGAGGTGCCTTCGGTCTGCACGAGGACGGCCTCGACTGCGCCCACATTGGGCCCGGCGCCGAACTCGGCGGAAGCTGTCGCCGTGTAGCAGCCGAGTGCGACGATCGCTGAGGACAGCGGCCCCTCGCCCGACAGGTACTGCGCAGTGGTGCTCTTGATGAAGCCGGCCACGATTACTCGCTCCAGAGCGTGACGTCGTAGACGAGCCCGGTGACGTCGGTGCCGTTCGCTTCGGCGGCACCGTCGGCATTGACGAGGGTGATCTTGCGGTTCACGAAGTCATACCCGGGGGCGTACTTCGTGAGCAGCACGTTCGCCACGAGGACGTGGGGCGTGAATATCACCTCGGCGATCGGGTACGGGAAGTAGGTGCGGAAGTCCGCTGCCACCCCGCCCGTTGCGTACGAGTCGTTGATGGCCACCTTGAACTTGCCGACCATGCGGTTGCCGACGGCGAAGACGTTTCGGCCCGAGGCCGGCGAGCTTCCCGAGGCGGCGGGCGACGTGATGGTTACTGAAGCTGCGGTCATGAGTCCAAGCTAACAGGTCACTCTGGGACCGATTGCCCGCCGGCCAGCAGTGCGGCGTGCCAGATGTGGACGTTCAGGGTTTGGGCCAGCAGCAGTTGCACGGTGCCCACCTCGATCGAGGCGTCTAGCTCGGGCGGGATGTGCGAGAGCGCCCAGTACCACGCCGACGTCTCCTCGATGACGTTGCTCACGCCGACCGAGATCGGGAGCTTGTGCTTCGGGCGCACCTCGCCGAGGAGGTGCCCCAGCTCGTGCAGTCCGACGAGGTACTGCCGGCGACTGTTCGGCTTCGGGATCGACACGGTCCACGCCGACTCATACGCCTGGGCTTTGGCCAGCCAGTTGCGGCCCGTGAGCCAGCGCACCGTGATCCCCTCGATCGCCAGGATCGTCTTGATGTGCACGTACGCTGCGGTGCGGGAGAAGCGGACGGCCATTGACAAGAGCTTACTCGGATCACTACGCTCTCGGGCATGACCAAAGCGCAGCTCATCCTCAAGGCACGCCGCACCTGGAACGCCGCTGCCCAGCTCTCCCGTACGCTCCCTGAGGAGCAGGCGCTGGAGGAGCTATACGGTGCGGCCGCAGCGATCCGCAACCTGCTCGCCCCGCAGGTTGAGGTCGTGCTCGACAATGACGACGACGTCGAGGCCGGCGGCGGCGAGGGCGACGTCCGCAACGAGTGGTCCGACGAGGTCTAGTACCCCGGTTGCGGTGCCGGCGGTGCGCCGAGCATCGACTGCAGTTGCGGCGGGCCCTGCGGTTGCGCAGCGGCGGCGTGCTGAGCGATCATCTCGGGCGTTGGGAGCTGGCCGGCCTGGTGCATGGCGTGCAGGTGCTCGGCGAGCTTGGTCTTGTTCCGGTGGTGCTCGATCTGCGCCGTCGCTCGTGAGCCGGCCTCGGAGGCGTGCGCCCGTGCGAGCGCCGCAGCATTGAGCGCCTGCTGGTGCTCCATGCTGGACGAGCCCGGTGAGAAGCCACGGGCCATCGTGTCCGTCAGCGGCTTGACCATCCCGTGCAGGGCGGCGAAGTCGTGCGGGAGGTTCTCCAGGCCGGGCGGGACGCCGGGACCGCTGAAGGCGTTGGGCGCACCGTTGGCGTCGGTCGGCGGGGCGGCGAGCGTCGAGCTGAGCTGCTGCTGCGCCATCTTGTTGCCGGCCATCGGGTCGAGCCCGGCCTGACCCATCGCCTGCGCTTGCCCAAGCGGCGGGAGGTCCTTGAAGTTGATGTTCGAGCGTGCGTCGCTGCGGGCGCCCATCGAGCCGGGCGGCTGCGAGGCGAATGCGCCCTGCGGCCCGGCAGGTTGGGCCGGTGCGGGCGGTGCTGCACCAGGCACACCTTGAGCTAGGGGTGCTCCGGGCGTGGTGGGCCCGGGTGCGGCGCCGGGAACGTCGGTGGGTGCACCGGGTACGGGCGCAGGGGCCGGCGGAGCTGCGCCGGGCGGCCCGCCCGGGGGCACCATCGAAGGGGCGGCGGCTCGACCAGCAACAGCGGGATCGACTGCAGCGTTCGCTGCAGCGGCACCGGCCGCTGCACCTGCGGCAGCCGACGGCGCAGAGCCGCCATCAGGATTTGCGGACGGCTTTTTCGCTTGGCCATCGGCGTTCTTGTTCGGTCGTGCCTTCGACTTCGCCATATGGCGAGCGTACTAGGCGAGCGACACGGTGACGGTCACGGGCTCGACCTGCTCGGTGGTCAAGTCGCCCGCCGGTTGCGCAGCGAGGTCGGGCGTTGCCGACACTGCCGAGTGCACCTCGTTGGTGTCGGGGTACTGGTTCGAGCTGTTGCTGTTGCTGGTCAGGTGCGGTGTGCGGGTCGGGAAGTGCGAATGGATGTAGTCGATCACGACCTTCTTCAGGGCGTTCTTGTCGAAGCCCGCCATCGGGGCGTCCGCTGCGGCGTAGCCCTTGACCGTGATTGTGACCGTGATGGCCGTGGAGGAGATTGCCATGCTTAGACACCGTTCTCGAAGTAGGTCGCCTTGTAGTCGGCTACGAGGGTAGCTAGCGACACGGCACTCCCGACCTCGTTGTTGCGGGTGAGGACGAGCACCTTCCCGCCGGCCGTGGTCGTGCCGGCGGCGTTACCGATCGTGTCGGCGGCGCAGACGGCGAACTCGGACGTGAGGTCGAGTGCGACGGTCGCCGAGTCGCAGAGCAGAATCACCGACTGCAGCGTGTCGGTGGTGCGGATGCCGGTGACGGTGACGTTGCCCGCTGCGGCGCCGGTCCCGATCTTGGCGACGGGGCTGGAGTACGACACGAGCAACTTCTTGTTGGTCTTGTCGTACGTGACCCGGAAGCCGGCCGTGCGGGAGATGATCTCCATGCGGTCGATGAACGGCAGCCCGACGTCGGAGGCGGCGATGGCCTCTCCGCCCGAGGGGTACGAGGAGTCGAACGTGATGGTGCCGTGCGTCTCGACGGTCCCGGCGATCGGGTTGGGCTTGGTGGTGTATGCGAGCGTCATGGGGCCAGCGTAGACCGACGGCTGCGCTTCGGTTGCTCAACGCTCGGGCTCGTGGCCTTCAGCGCCTCGATCGACTTCAGCCACCGAGCGCAGTCGTCGCAGATCGGCTCCATGCAGTCTCGGGGCGTGGAGCACACGTCGGCGTGTGGGCGGCCCGGGTAGATGAAGCTGCACGACGTACAGCGCCGGCAGTACGGGCAGGCCTTGCGCCCGGCGCACAGCAGACCGTGGCCGTTGATGTGGTCATCGAACGTCTGTTCGGGGGTTTCCATCACGGCACCATGTCGTTGTCGAAGCGGGAGAGGGTGGCGTTCGCCAGAGCGAGGGTGGCGTAGACCTGGGCGATGGCGACGTTGAGCGCCGGCAGCGTGTTGCCCGGCGCTGGAGCGATGTTCAGCGTGGATAGCAGTGCAGCGGCGGTGCCGGCCTGCGTACGAGCGAGTGCACTTCGTTGTGACATGGGTTAACTCGCATCCGGCTCGTTGGCGTACAGCGCACGCATCTGCGCTTTGGCTGTCTCTGTGGGGAGACATTTCTTCGAGTGGGATCGGTTGGTGCCCTTGGTCACCACGACCATCCCGCCCTTGCAGTTCTTCAGCTCGTAGGGCATGGGAATACTCTACAGAAGCCCTCGTGGAAGGGAGAGTCCTCCCATGCCTTGCGACGGGCGTCGGCGGCCCGCTCGTATCGTGCCAGCCACTCGATGCTGGCCGAACGTGAGTACTCGGCGGCCTTCGCCACGAGCACGGTACGGTCCCGCTCTCGCTGCTCTGCGGACTGCAGCCGGCGGAGTCGGTCCATGTAGGCGTCACTTGCGGGAGGCATGGCTCGGTCCTTTCTTGCTGCCGAAGCCGGCGGCGACGATCGCTGTGGCAGCGAACACGACGAAGAACAAGATCACGCAGCCGTCCACGGGATCACCACCGCTCCCTCTTCGATCTCGACCGGGTTGGGTGCGCACTCCCAGAAGCGGGCGTGCGGCGGCGGCACCGTGCCGTACTTCTCGGCGGCGTACTCGGGGACCTCCACTGCGATCTGGCGCATCAGGTCGGCGACGTGTGCAGGCACATCGGCGTCTGCGATGTAGTCGGGCGGCTTGATCGCAGCGAAGAGACACGTCGGTACGACGTCGCCGTCATCGAAGGCGCACATGGTGATGAGATATTCTCTGACGTACTTCATTTATTGCCCCATGTTCTCTCGGCGTGGCAGTTGGCACATACGACATCGCACTTCTCGATCTCTCGCTTCAACGCTGCGATGCCACGAATCAGAGCAACGTGGCGGTGCTTGGTTGCTGGGTCACGATGATCGAACTGCATCACGTACGGCGGGTAGCACACACCGCAGTCCATACACGGGATGTTCTTGGCAGCATTGGTGATGGCAAGGCAGCGTTGGTATCGCTCTCGCTCGTAGGCACGTCGCTTCTCACGCACCTCCTCACTCACGTCTGCATTGCGAACGTACTCACGGACGAACATCGGACACCTGCTTTGCTTGGTCGAGATCGTGCCGCTGTTGTAGCACGAGTTTCTTGGCTTCCGCCACTGTGTTCTTGCCGAACGGGTAGCCGGCTTCCTTGAGTGCAGCGGTGAGACGTATCTCGCCCCAGGTGATGTCGAGCTGCAAGAGGTTGATTGCTTCGGCGGCCTTCACCTTGGCCGGCTTCTCTGGCACCAACACGATCTCGTCCGACTGCAACGTCTGCACAAACAGCGACGAGTGGTTGTCTTCACCAATCACACCGAACGTGATGTTGATGGGCGTGAAGTCCTCCGCTTCCTTCAGCTTGTCGGGTGCGAGGACCGACACGAGCGGAGACACGGCTGCGATCTGCACCACCACGTCGGCGTCGTCACGGATCGAGGACGAACCACGGAACGTGGCCTTGCTCGCCTTCGAAGGCTTCGTGTCGTGATGGAGGAACCACAGTGCAGCACCGTCCGGGCCGCCGGCCATCGCAACGGCGTTGGCGTACACCTGACCGATCACTTCGCTGTCGTTCTCGGAGCCGCCGGGGCTCGAACGGTGCAGCGTGTCCACGACGATGTACGAGATTTCTGCACGGGCGATTGCGAGCGCCACGTTCGCAACCTGCTCGGGCGTCGCCGCATAGAGGTTGAATGCTTCTGGCATCACTCGGAAGTTGTCGGTGTTTGGGTCAATGCCTCGGCCGGCACCCCACGCTTTGATTCTTTTGCGGAGTCCCGAGCTGCCCTCACCTGCGATATACAACACCTTGCCGGGCTTTACGTCATATCCCTGCCACTGGAGCCCGTGCGCTGCGCACATCATCCAGTCGAGCATCAGGAACGTCTTTTTGGTCCCGCCCGGCCCGTGCAGCACGCTGATGCTGGCCTCGGGCAACAGCCCGTCGAGGAACCAGTCCGGGTCTTCCTGCTCGAACAGGTGTTCGAGCGAGAGGGTCTTGTGCTCCCACCAGGCGTCGGCGGCCCGCTCGGTGCGGGTGGCCTTGACGGCGGGGGCGGCGGAACCGAAGTCGGCGGCGGCCTCCTCCTCGGTGAGTGGCACGAGCACGATGTTGGTCGGGGCGACATCCGGGTGGGTAGCGGCCCACTCCAGGTCACGGCGCTCCTCCTCCAGCTCGTGCAGCTCGGCGGGGGTGAATCCAGTTGTAGACTCGCTCAGATCGGGCATCGGAGGTACGACTCCTGCTCGGGAGCGCCGCCCGGTTGGCGGGCGGCGTCTCTGTGAGCACCACCATACAGCAACCCCCCGCTCGCCGCCACCCTCCCCCTACAAGGTAGTGGGGGAGGGGTAGGGTGGCACTCGCCTTGCGGCCAGGAGATCATTGCCCCCATACCCCCGGAGCCCTGTGTGGAAGCGGGTGGTAGGCTCTGTGCATGGCCGATTTGCTGCCCTGCCCAGTGTGCGATGCCCCGCTGCGCCCATCCGAGTGGAAAACGCATGCATCGGCGTGCGCCGCTATTGCTTCGAGCGACGGGCGGGATCGGCCGGTGCCGGTGACGAGCGGCGTCGCTGGCGGGGTGGCAACCCCAGCTCGGCCCGTACCTCCGTCTCAGCCACCTCCGCCCGATGGGCCTGCGCCTGGGTGGCAGGGTTGGCCTCGACGGCGCTGACGGGGTCAGGCCACCCAGCGGCACGTCGTTCTTCGAGGCTGGCCCCCGGGTTGCCCGGCCAGGGCCGCTCGATGCGCTCGGGGTTGAGCTGGTCGTTGCCAGCGTGCTGGGCCAGCACATCAGCGATGTGCGCCCGCACCTCGGGCGGAACCGACGCCAGGAACAGGTCCGCTGCCCGGAGGCTGGGATCGTCGGGGCTCTC